ATCCCGGGAGAATACCACTATTTCATAACGACCGAGGCAAAGATAATATCGCCAATCGGTTTTTGCAAATTTATTTTTAGTCAACAAATGCTGCTCGGTGTTCTCTGATTTTCTTACGTACTTTTTCAATATCCTTCCAATGTCCCAAACCATTTATACCTTCGGCAGCACCGATTTCTTTTAACTTGTCGATGTCCTCAGTAAGTAGGTCATCTATTTGCTGCTCCAAAACTACTGTTGGTAGCTGCTCGGCCTGTTCAATAGCATTATTTTTGGCTTTCTTTGCGTCAATAATTACCTGTAAGTCAGCTTGTTTGTAATTATTTGGATCGGCGATACCAAGTGACTCTGCCTCCATGATTTGATTTCTGCGAGCCTCTTTCCAATCTTGCTGCTTATTGGCTGCAAGGTCTTTTTTCTCAAAGTTAGAGATAGTAGGAACGATTGTATCTTCCGTCAAATCATCCTCGGGAAGTCCGCATAATTTATCAACCTCGGGCTGAATGTAATTGGTGTAACTCTGCATATCGCTGCTGAAATAAACCACACATTCGTCAATAGTTCTGCCGACAAAAGTGGACTGGTTCATATAGATGCCCGTTGTGGTTCTTGATAACAACTTACTTTCAATAGCTTTTGAAATGTAAATCTTCATTACAACGGTTGGGTTATTGCTGTAATTCTGCAAGAAGTCGGTTAGGTTAGTGCCTTGCCAAAGAACACCGCCCATGTAAGCTTCCTTAGTTCCTCTGCCTTTAAGACCGATGAATTTATTAAGCACCTCACTGCGTCTTTTTCCAAATACTTCCGGTGCGTAATAAATGGCTGCATCGTACTGATCTCGCCAACTCATTGCTGCAATTTTCACGAATGCTTTTGCAACCTTCAAATCGTTTCTGTAATTGTTTTTGGCAATCTGTGTAATGATTTCAATCTCGGCAATAGGCTGCGAGGTGCAATAATGTCCGTTGTTAAACGGAGTTCGCTGCGAGATTTGTCCGTGACGGGCAAAGAAATTAGTTGTCGCAAGTCGCTTTCTACGATTGAGTAAGTTTTCCTTCTCAATACTCTGGTTTTTTAAATTCACCTCTGCAATACGGTCATGATCTGCCTCTGTGACGGCTGACTTAACATCCGGCTTTGGAATTAGCGGCTTATCGACCGTATCATATACGTAGTCGAAATTTTTGGAACTTTCACTAAAGTTGAAAGTAAACATTTTCTTCCCTTTGTGCTCTACGTTGGTTTCAAATTCGTAAAGACTCATTTGTTGGAAGTCATCGGTCAGGATTTGCCACTGACCATCAATCATTGTCTTACCATACAATATCGTATTGGTAATAAGACTCGAGATTCTTACTTTTTCTTTCATTTTGTTTACGGTTTAGATTAACTTATACGGTAACAAAAGTAAGAAATAAAATTATAAAAACAAAAAGCCCCGATGTTTCCACCGAGGCTTTCTAAAAGGAAGGAGAATTTTACAACTGTGCAAAGTTTTCGATAGAGGCATCTGTTCCGCCAATTATCAAGTTGCCAAGTAGTTCAGTCCACGCAGTTACAAGGGCTGCACGATTGGTTGCGCCCTGAGAGATGTACAAATCCCATACAGAGGCGAGCGTAACCTGATCTTTTAGATCAGGTCCTGTTGGTTGATTGTACTCAATGTGAATTTGCGTGTAGGATGCTGATGGAAGTGTGATGCCTTGACGAGCAAGAGCAGCAAGCGTTCCAATTGCAACAACTCCCGGGGTAGTTGCTACTACCGCTAATGAAGTGTTCCCTACTGTGCTTCCGGTTTTAATTACCTGAAATTGCGCATAACCTGTCTCGGCAGTCAACACTAAAGTTGTTGTGCCAGTGGCAGCAACCTTAATAGTTGGGTCTGCATTGATCTGAGAGCGAAACGCATCTCCAATGGTAGTTGCAGTGTCCCCCGATGCAGCAGTTGTGTAGTAGTACTGCTTTACGATTGGATTCCCTGTATTGTAGTCATACTGTGAAATCGTGATACCGTAAGCGGTACTTGCAACTGCGGTTGGAGTGATAGTAGCTACCTGCAAGGTTTCCGCTACCGGAGCAGTGATTGTAGCCTTTGTGATGGTGTTGTACTTGCATACATCTGTAAGGGGATTACCTGATCGGATCATCCCATTTACCACAGAAAGGTCGGCAGCAAGTGCTTGAATTGTCTCAAGCGAAGTGTACCATTGATTTGGATATAATGTTGGCATTGTGTTTCTTCTGTTTTTTAATGTGATTAATTAAATTAAGCGATTAGGAAACGGCAAACGCAAGCGTCACCTTGAATATCGAAACCGTGATCTTCTGCAATTTGGAAGGATGAACCCATAACCGGAGATGCAGTCATTTGATAGCCATTAAGCATTCCACCGCCAGTACTTGAGCCCATGCCCGGACCAACCATGCCCGGAATATAACGATACAGTGTTTCTGCTCCACTCGTCACCAAGCTATGGTCGAAACCAAACTTGCGGATAACTGGAATTGCAGGGCCGCCATTAACATCAGGAAGTGGGTTGAGGTTTAATAGGAAGTAGGTCATACTTTCCTGATAACCGCCCGTTACTGTTGAGATGGTTGGGAATAACACTTTATCATCAAAAATACCACCTACCATGTATTTGATAGTGATACCATTGATTGTGGTTTCCATGATGTCGAAATTCACATTGTTACCGTTTACTACACGAGTAGACTGTGTGAAGGTGATGTTGGTTTGGTAGAAGGAGCAAACTCTCTTCCATGCAGCACGACCTCCATAGAACATATAGTTTTGGAATTGCGCAGGGTCGTTGGTAGCGATCCAATCTAAGTCAGACTCAAACTCAGCTTGCGTGAATGCAGTAGCCATTGGGATATAACGACCTCCTTGATTTCTGATAGCAGCTTTCACCCCCTCGAAACGGTTGGCAGTTCCCTCAAGTCCTTGAAATTGTCCGGGCTCAGAATAGATAATGTCATACATTTTGCCTTTAGCAAAATCATTTAACATATCCATTTCACCTGTTACCCAAGAATAGTAGGTTTCGTCAAATTTGTAAGAAACAAATTTATCACGAGAAGATACTGTATGGGAATTTCTACGGATAGCTGACCAGTTGGTACGGTAGCTATTAGTACGGTACACATTAGCAACTCCTGATGAGTTCTGATTTCCGGCAGCCTGAGCAAGAGCCGAAACGCTTGATCCTACAAGGAAGTGAGAAGTGCTTACAAGGGCTGTTGGATAAGTGGCAGGCCATAACGTTACAGTACCCGGTCCGACCGATGCAATGTAACCTGTATTACCCACATTGTCACGCATGATAAACTTCTCACGGAATCCTGTGTAATTAGGGTCAGTGAAAGTTAATACGAGATTTGCACCAACCTGCGTTACCGATGCTACGGTTGCAACTGGCTCTTGTCTTGCCTGATATGCGAATCGTGCAGACCCGTCAGGTGACTCGATTGTGAAGTAAACTCCTTTTGGGTTAAGAGCATCAATCAGCGCAAGTGGTTTGTAGAATCCACGACCAAGTGCCGCCATACCTGATGCCCAGTTCCGGTTATTGACGATTGTCGAAATAAGCGGGTTATATTGGGGATTTTTATTTTGTAATGACATTTTTTAGTTATTGCTGCCCCTTCATGAAAGCTTCTAAAGCCTTCGAGGCTTGTTCGTGAGGCGCAGGTTTAGCTTGTGGCAATGGAACTTTGGTAGCCGCATTTCCATTAACCGATGGGCGGGTAAATTCATCAACCGTTTTAATAGTTGCCTCTGCTGCTGCGGTTTTATGTGTTTCTGTACGAATTGATGGGAGCTTTTTCACCCCAATCCACATATTGCGCAGTTTTTTTACATCGACATTTCCATTTGCATCGTAAATGTTAAATTCAGACACGAATTTCTTAAAGTCCTCTGCATCGGTTTGATTCATAACCACTCCAAATACCTCTTTTCCGATCATCCCTGTTGCCTCTTGTTCAATGTCGGATTGGGCTTTTTGCATCACTTGATTTTGACGTTCTCTTTCCTTTTGCAACTCCTGCGTAGATTGTTGAAGCCTACTGTCTTGGATTGCGTTCAGGTCTGAGACCATTCTGTTTTTCAAATTTTGCAATTCATACGGACTTAGTGCGCTCATGTGCTCTTTTTGAGCTTCCAGTTGGTCTTCCGTCCAGTTTAGTTCCTGTCCCAAATTGTGAGTAAGGGCTTCAGCATCTAACTTGGAGTAGTCAACCGTTTTGAATACGCTTGGCAGTTCCGTAATATCTTTACCACTTTCAACCCAATCTAAAACAAATTTTGTTTGTGGGTTTTTAGTGAGTTCTTCGTATTTTTTTGAATAGTCCGGTGCAGTTGGTGTTGTTTGCGCTGCGGGAGTAGTCGGCTCTAATGATAAATCCAATTTCTCTGCTACAGGCGTGGTTACAGGCTCAGTGGTTGTAGCCACTTCTGCTACTGCCGGAGTATCTTCTTTTATAGTTGTTGCAGGGGTCTCCACCTCAACGGCAGGTACTGCCGGAGCGGGTGGTGCTACCGGAGCAGGTGCAGGAGTCACAGGTGCGGTTGTTTCTGCCGCTACTGTTTGTGGCTGCTCTGCGCCTGACTGTTTTAGGTGTGCTGAAAAATCTGTTGTTGCTTGCTCGGATGCTACTTCTTGTACGATTTCCATTGTATATCTTGTTTATTGGTTAGTCGGTGGTTGAATGGGTGGTTGCTCTTGTGTGGGCTGCGCCTGCTGCGGTGGTTGCATGGTTGCTAACGCCTGCTCCATTGTAGGCTGAAGTGCTGCGAATGCCTGAGCTACTTGCGGATTAGTTGCTGCTACTTTCATAGCTTCTCTATAATTAGCATTCAACTCTTTTAACTGAATTAAAATGCCTTCTCCGTAAATTGCTTTCTCGGTTTCCGCCGCCTCAAATTGCTGCTCGGCTGCCATTTGCGCTTCAGAGCGTTTTGTATCTTCTTTGACTTGTTTATTTTTAGCACGCTTCAATCCCCGTACGGTTTGGTTGAGCGTTTTTGCTAAGAAAATATTCTCGATAAAATCAACAAGGTCAAGTCTGTCATTTTGAGCCTGAGAAAGTGCAATGCTTTTTATTGCTTCCCTTTGCGTAGGGTCAAGGACATTATTTGTCTGCATATAAACAAGAAGCGGCTGCGTGCCAAATTCTTTTGTGTCAAGTATCTGCAATAGTTCTGAGCCGGAGTCTCCAATAAGCAGCCCTTCCTCAACGGTATCACTTTGGCTATATACAAGTTGCTTTAAATCTACGTTATATTGCAGTACATTATTGAAAAATTTCATCAGTCCGTACATCAACTGCGCAGTGCCATAACTATTTTGGTTGATAGTGTTTTGCTGCACGCCTTTACCAACAGTATTAGCTTGCTGCCCAAGTGCAATTCGTGACACCGACACACGCTCCTCCATCTCCTGCTTTTGTTCTGCCTTGAGATTGAGCAGTAAATTAATACCCGGATCGAGCGTCATGTCGATTAATTCAACTACTTTTTGATTAATGCTTGGATCGTCAGCCTCCCCACTTCCTCCTTCTCCTACGTGGATACCGATAGTAGTTAAGTCGTTAATAAACTCTACGCTGTTCGTGTTGCCTAATTTATTTCCGTTAACCCAATATTTTTTACCATGAGATTGACTGGTCATGCGCTGAATTAAATAACTCAGCCTGTCAATTTCATTTTGGTGAGGTCTAAGATCGGTTACAATGGCTTTTGCATAACCAAGCTCATAATTAGCTGCAAAAGTTAATATAGGAAGTCTTATTTTACCTTTATTGTCAAATTTTCGCAGTACATTCGGGGCATACCCTTCATTTACCACGTATTTATTTCCTATCAGTGTTACTTGATGCAGGTCAAATCCAGACCAATCGCCATTTGTTTCGCTCCCTTCCAATTTACGCACACGCACATTACCGTATCGGTTGCGCATCTTTTGGAAAGGAAACGTTCTTGGTGAAATAAAGTACATGGTTGCATAGGAAACAGTCATATTTCCTACATTATCACGACTCCACCATGAGTAGCGATTTCCGCATCCCATTCCGGTGTTGTAGTAATCAAACCACGCCTGCGCTTTACCTTGCTCAGAGGTAGCTAATTGCTGAATTTCCCTGATATTTTCATCGGTAAGGTCATTTCTGAACTTCTGTATAACTTCCAAGTACGGAGCATTATGTTTTACAAAACCGCAAAACATCGCATCTTCTCCATAGGGATCGTCTGACCTGTTGTCCCAAACCAATTCGTAAGCAGGAATAACGGTATTAACCACCTTGCCACCGATCACCTCCGGCATAATAGAACTGATGCCCCCAACAAACTGCTCAATAGCTGTTCGTCTGTATTTTACTTTCAGATTATCTTGCAAAAGTTGATTTTCGCCAATCTTCTCGGCTATGATCGCATATTTATCCTGCCACGACTCTTTGTACTGCTCCACATCGTCCGCATCCTGAATGTCAAGATTAGGATCGTTGACGGGTTGAAATTTTACGCCCGGCGGTAAGGTTTGGTTTATCAGATCACGAAGTTCTAACTCCATCATCAATTTCTCACCAATCATTCGCTTGGTTTTAAGCGCATCGTCAGAAAGATTCGTAGCAGTTACCTCGATATTATCAATAGCCTCAAGTATAACGCCTCCCAAGTGATCTACTAATTGTGGAATTTTACCCCCATTTACCCAAACGGCAGGAAGTGCTACGTTATTAAAATTGGTAGTAACGTAATTAAAATCCCTGTTCTCTTGTTTGCAGAACATATACCGCCAATTATCAATGACGTTATCTACAAATCCGAAATTATTTTGGGTTGTGGCATTATTTATGCCAAGTGAAGAACCAGTTGGTTGATTATAAAAAGTGCTTATGAGCCACCTCGCATAGTTACCAAACCATTGCGGTGTTTTTTCCTTCTCTGTTACAAGTTCATTTGGGGGATTCCAAGTCAGCGTGCCGCTCGGAACTTCAAATGTTGTGGCTGCCATGCCACAAACATAGTATCATTTTGGGAATATTCCAAATTTGGGACAAAATAAATTATTGAGTCTTAAATTGGGAGGCTTGTTTTCCTGTTTTGGGAAAGCGTCAATACATATAAGTTAAAAGTAGCCCGTCCCCTGCCTCTATTTCATAAAGCAGCCTGTTTTTAGCATCGTAACACCTGTAAACTACTATTTTAGCCGATTTCTCATGGAAAAATATGTAATCTTTTAACTCCTCAGTAATGCGGTCAACTTCATGCTGCCCGACCTTTAAAAAGATGGATTTATCCCCGTGTCCTTTTCGTATCGATTTAATCCGCATGACCACATAGTGCTTTTAACCTGTTATATTTCTCCCGCTCCTCACCATTGGCTTTTTGGTATGGCTTATCAAAACCATACTTTCGCTTGAGTTCTAATTCAAAAGCCAAGAAAGCATCCTGATCCTCCTGAAGTTGAGCAGGAACGATTTCAATTCGCTGCGTTTTGTAACTCATTTTACCATTTGCATCAGGAAGGAGAATGATTTCGGTGCGGAATTTCTTACTTTCAGGCGGTTTTACAGGCTTATCAAAATCCGGTATCGAAGTCATGAAAACTAAAAAGGCATCTCGAATATCGGCATTCTTACCCTCGTCAAGTAGTAATTGATTGATAACCATTAAACTGCGAAAGTTAGCAGCGTATTTTCTGAGGAATATGTTGGCGTGTTTTATTTGCCATTCCCTTGTATCTTTATTAACAGGTGTCCCCCTTTTTTTTGTGTTAATGTAACCTTTGCCGGATAAATCCCTGCGCTTATTGGCAAACTTTTTATATAAATCTTCTTTCTCCAAGAAAGTCCCAAAGTGGCTGCCAGTTGATGCGTTGGTTTCATAATTAGTCTCCTTTACTCCGTCATATTTATTATAAAATCGTAGTTGGTTGACAATATTTCGGTATCCTGCCTCAATAGTCTGTGGGCGTTCAAAATATACGCAAACAGGTTCGTAACTTCTTTCTGGCTTAATTGGGTCAAACCCTTTAAATATAACAGATGCAATCCATGAGCCTTTTTCTCCCCCGTCCTTTTTATCTGACCCAATACTGTCAATTGCTTGAAAATAACTCAGTCCTTCTTTTGGAGGCTCAACCATCCAAAATCCCCCTACTTTTTCAGGGTCTCTGTATTTTGTATCGGGAATCATTTCAAAGCCTGATTGAGTAGGTATAAGTTTATATTGCGCTTCCTCGTTTTTAGAAACAATATCCTCTCTTCTTTTCTTCAGTATCTCAATGTTGTCCGGCTCAAACATAGTTCCGGCAGCCATATCGAAAATATCCTGCTCATCTTTGGGGTACTGCATTCTAAAATCCCGAAGCCCAACAAAATCCCCTGAGTCTTGAAACATTCTCACCTGCTCCTCGTACCAAAGTAATCCCGCCTCTTTATTGCTCCATCCGTTTTTAGTAAACATTCCCATCCAAACGGGCAAGAATCTTGTGCGAAGTTTTAGATTTGTACTGCGGTCAATTAGTGTTTTAAAGTTAGCGATCTGTGTATCAGTTAAACTTGGCTCAACTGTTCCTGCAATTACCATAAGTCCTGTGCGTACAGGTCCTTGATTGATTACAGGGAAAATTGATCCTAAGAATTTATCGAGTCTTGTATGTAATGGTCCTTCATCCACGTAAACATAAGCGGCTCGATCTCCTGAAATATTAGTAACCGAATCAGGTTTTTCGCTTGTCTCTTTTGCAATCAGCGTGCTTACTTTATCCTCTATCTCACCATATTTATCAATTGCTTTCATGGCAATCTTTAAACTGGTATTGGTGCTGCTGTTGTTGATTTGGTAAGGCGTTGTATTTAATACCTCCTTGCGAAATTTATTATAACTGAAAAGTATCTTGTCATTAAACATAGATGTGATACCTTTCTGTCCTTTTCCTGAAGTGTATGCGCAGTGAGAGCCCGGCTTTATACGCATTATCCAAAAGCCCTGATTGCAATAAAAAGCGGTTGCCCCTACTTCCCTTCGTTTATAAACCAATTCCGATGTACCTGTTCGCATAGACTCCAAGCTCCATGTTGCCATGAGTTCATCCGTATCTCGCCAATCAGGTTTAAAAGTATCTCCATCACTATTTTTTAGCATGGAGTTTTGGATGTGGAAATAGAGGTTTGGCGGAATATATTCGCCTGAAGGAGTGGTATAACCTTCTATCCACCTACGAAACTGCTCTTCCCAATATTTATCTGCTTCAAGTTCTGGGTGTTTGGACATCCGAAAATCGGGGACTGGCTCATAAGTGTACTTTGGCGGAGGTGGATTAAAGGTATCAATAAGATGCTGCACATCCTTACTAAATACAATTTCCCTTTCAAAGCCAATTATTGCCATATTACTATGATCTTGATCCTGTAATCGAAGGGAATGCCCTATCTCCCGATTCAGCTATTTTACGGTCATGCTGTAACTTAATAACATCATCTCCTGTAAGTGTTGCTTGGAGCTTTTGGCAATCTGCAACAATTTGAGGAAGGTCGAGCATTAGTTTTTGAACGAGTTGAACCGCTTTCACGTTTTCATCTTTACCGATCAAAATAGAAGGCTTCTCGGTACGTATTTCCTCACACCAACCATCTACTGTCATCAGTATAGTTAATACCGCATCATAAGCCGGACTCTTGATCATAAACTCATATACTTCTATAAGTTTGGCAATCGCCCGCTCATCCCCTTCCTTTGCTAAGGTAATCTCTTCTTCTTTAAGCCTCACACTTCGACCAATTTTCGTAATACTTAACCAGTTCAGGTCGTGATCCGGCTGCTTCCATTGTTGGTTCGCCTTTGTATGGCTTTCCGGTCAAACGCTCTTTCTCACGAGCAAATAATGCTGCATAAGTTTCACGCAGGGAGAGTTTCTTTTCTTTTTTAGGTTCAGGTTTTTGAGTTTCTTCTTTCTTCATTTCAATTTAAATTTAGTGCAAAAATGTTGCGATTCGTAATGTTCAATTATCTTTTTGGCATCCTGTTCACTTATATTCAGATATAATGCCATATTTTTTACATCTACTGTCTCATCATCTGATTGCCACTTTTGTTTAAGTACTGCAAATGCGGATCGTACCGTCTTCCGGCTAATCTGTGGTTCTAAAGCCCTGCAAAGGCTTTCAATAGAAACATCCCAAGAATAGTCACGATCAGCATCGCTGCTGCTATTTTCCATAAGTGTATCCATTGTTTCACCAAGCAAAGGTAGCAATTAATACATTATTTTCATCATCATACATACTTACTACGGTTAGGTGAATGAAGCGGTGTCTGAGCCAAGCCTTTGCGCAGGTCTGCATCGAGTTTCGGTTGCCTTTACCAAAGCTAACCCATTCACCCTCCTTCACCTCTAATAACTTCTGCCAGTTATACTTTGACTTTCTGCCCATATTAAATGATTAACCGGACTTCTTCTTTTAAGAATACTGCGGATTCTTTTTCCCAGTCCTCTTTTGAAGCACCTTCCTTTAAAACCATTTGACCATCCTCATTAAGATCGTGATACTTTCTGTCAATCTCCTCCGCTCTTTCAAAAATGGTTTTTATCCGCACCCCGTTTTGATTGTTAAATTCACGGAGTTTTGGTTTAAGCATCAAGGCAATCCCCGGATATTTTTGCTCAAATTCATCATTGCTCATGGCAATGGTAATCATTTCTCTGTTTGTGATATTCATATCATTACAAATTTAAGTCCGTATTTTTTATAGTGTTTATCCCAAATTTTTTTCACTCTTTTTTCTTCTGCTTTCTCTTCTTCCATTCTTTTCTTTTGCGCCTCTTGTAGTGAATTAAATAACTCCTCAAAATCGGATTGCGTAAATTTAGTTGGTATAACTCCGACAGGTTGATTTTTGAGTTGTTCCATAAGTCCTACGCCAACTTTTAGGTCATCAAATATCTCCTCAATAGGCTTTCCCCTTTCAGGATAACACTCTGCCTCAAAAGCATCGTGAACTTCCTGTGGAATAGACTTATATTTATGCTCCCACGGAAAATATTCAGGGTATCTATCAACTATATCGGCTGCTTGCTCAAAAGCGTCCCTTCCCATCGGAGTCTGAGTTTTTTGATGCGCCCAAACCCACTGAACCTCTAAAGGAATGTCTCTTTTTTTCATATCATTAATTTATAAAGCGTATACCAAAATGCTACTATTACACTCCAAGCCATTATAGCGGCTGATGCTGATCCCATCCTGCCATGCCAAAACACATAGGTGCTGAATTTTGTTAAGTACAATTCTTTTAGCGTAAACCACTCGCAGATACGGTAACTTACAACAAGTAAGTACGCAATGTGCGGTACGAAACAAATTATTTCGATTAGGCACAGGAGGGCTTCTTTGGCGATCATATCCAACTCCCTTCCGTATTACTCCCATCCGTTCCGCCAAAAACGAGTTTGCCATCCAGCTCCATAATGCACCGCTCCCGAATATCATCGTAATGCAGTGTAGAGGTTTTGTACTTCTCTACAATATCCATAAGCCTGTCGAGTTCGGAGCGGGAGAATAGGCGGTCGTGCTGAAAGATCGGCGTTGCAAGTCCCGAAGTTGGGCGCAGCGTTCCGTCATCGTTGCGCTTGATGTAGAAATAGTGGGTCATATTGACTGAATGAAATTAAACAGGTTATAATTCCACATCGCATCGTCGAGTGCATTGTGCTCATTTTTCTGAGTTGGGTATGCTGCAAGTGTCTTTATTTTCGCCAACTTTTCTTCAAATGTAGCAGGTCGGTCTTTTTCAGATGGCTCCCCAAGTATATCTTTATGATAATACCAACTAAACCACTCAACCTTTTCATCCAACATCTGCTTTAAGTCCTTGCAGTGCATCGGAAATCCGTTAGGTAATTCCATCATAGTACCGAATACCCAACAGAAAACAACCCAGTCATAATCTGAATAATACCCATAAAACTCAGGTGCTCCCTTTGGGTAAGAGTAAAATAATCCACCTTCATCAGAGTCAGGTCTACCTCCGCAGAAATCAATAACCTCTTGCCTTATTTGATCCATTGGCAACCACCTCATACTTTCTTGCCAAATTCGGGGACTTCCGTATGGTGGATATAATGGACGTTTTTCAGGTAGTTTACTAAGTACGTTTTCATTCAGCCACTTATTTTTGCGAGCGTACTTCAAATTCAGATCACGATTTATGGCGTAATATTCTCTGCCGTCCTCGCAAACGATCCCGATACTAATCAGGTCAATAGTCCAAACTTTAGCTATTGTAATTCCTAAGAATTTAACAGGCTTTTTGTGTTCGTGAAATTCTGTGTCGATAAAATATTTCATACGGTTATTTTTTAGCCTTAACAGGCTTCTTTTTAACAAACTTCTCACGAACAGGATTTACAGTTGATCTTTGTATTGCCATTTGGTTTGCTCTTGGCAGCAGCCCACTCACCTTTCCAACCAATAGCACATTTTTATATGCAGCCTGTTTGGTGTCAAATCCTTTGTTTCCAGTCAGGATATTTCCATTAGCGGTTGATACGAGTCTGTTGCCGTAGCAGAAATTTCCGGTGTACTTCATTCCACCTTTTTTGAATGAAGATACTTTTTCGTTGTTTGCATCGTGGTAAGCATATAGCTCCCATTCTGCTTTACCTACTGTTTGGTAGGAGATGAATGCGTACTCTTTAGTTTTCTTTGCCATGTTATAAATTTTTTATTATTGGTTTAGTTATTTACACTCCTTACAATATGGTTTATTATACTTTACTTTCCACCCTTCCCTGTTCAGTTCTGATAGGAACGTACGCTCGGTGATATTATGCTCCGTACTCGCAATGCCACACTTAGCGCATTTAATCGTGTAGGTATTTTTTATGTGCAGGTATAGGGGGTCGGTCATCTCACCTCAACATTATATGTGTACGTGAACCCACCCTCTGCATTCTCTATTTTAATCTTTGAGTGCACCGCAGATAATATCGGATTGCCTTCATAATGTATTTCAAAATCCAAGAAGCCGTCTTGCTGCACTTTATTTAATTTCCTTGCTGCGAATTTATGAAACTCTTCTCTTGAAGAAAATACGTGACCCGTAGCTTCAAGTTTTGCTCTCATTAAGTCCTCGTATCTTTCATTCACATCATTTGCGTGCTTCATTCTTATCCGAACCGGATCGAGGAGTTTTTCTTTCAGTAGCCTTACTTCTTCTGTAAGTTCCTTAATCTTTTTAACATCCAGTTTATTCCACACATCGTAGCATTCAGCTTTTTTAATAGCCTCATCTATGCTCCTTGCGCCAAGTATTTTAAATAATGCTGCTAATTGCTCGGTCATTTTTCAATCCTCCAATAAACTCGGTGTTACGCACCAATCTCTACTCTCTGTGTACGGGTGCTTCTCGCAAAATTTCGCATCAAACGTTTTCTCATACTCCTGCTTAATTTTAATTTTGTGCAGCGCAATCGCTTTCTCTGCGCCATGTTCAGTTCGGTGGATGCTGAGGGTTGCGTAGGCACTTTCCTCTGTGTTAGGATTGTACTGGGCGAGGTAGATGGTGGTCATAATACAATCACCTCCCCTTCTTCTAAGTTAGTTGCGAAGATTACTCGCAAGGTACAGCCACTGATAGTTATTTTATACTGCAACAAAGAGGCTGGGCTATAGGTTATAAGACCAAGCATTTCTTTTATGAATTTTAAATACTCGACTTTTTCTACTATTAAAATAGTCGGAGGATTAATATTAGTATTTACATAGTTGTAAATCAATTCCTGTATTTTATCTATTGTCATATCCTCACACTCCCTTCATATTTACACCATTTCGCTTCGGGATGCTCTCTTAAGATGCGTTTTATGCTATTAAACATCTTTACTCTCGCATCAGTACGTACTTTTATTTCACGTAGTTTTTGGAATCTTGTCATAGCATCAAATTTTCAGTTGGTACGATTGCAGCGATTTCCCCGTTGGTGAAATCTAACACATCGCCTAATTGTAGTGTCGCAGACTGAGAAATCTTTAGCGGTTCTCCTTGCAGAGACTCCCTGCTTTTAATTAAGGACTTCCCGCCTTGTTCGGTAATCCCAATCATTTTTCCTGATTTTAAAATCACGGTATATGGATAAACCGGAACGATGCGCATTGGTTCGGAGTTCATTTCTTTTATTCGGTCAAGACTTGGTTTATCCTGCCCTGTATAGGGTTCGATATTAGTTTCTAATCTAAATACATCTCCCGTACCGCCATATAAAACAAACACTCCATGTAGCTTAGGAGCATACCGATCAAAAACAGCAATCTTTTTTTTCTCGTATATCCCAAACCTTGTCACCCTTCTTATATCTCGGATTAATCAACTCCACACTTTCTCCTGTTGATTGTAATGTACCGCCATCGTCCAGTTTCAAGGTGTATATATAATGATCTCCACAAATTGCCCAAGAAGCTACCTCTGCATCGAACGGAGTAAAGCCTTTTATATTCACCCGCACTCTATCGTATGGATTAAATTTTGGTTCGGGGAATTTTGGGGGTGGGATTAATCCTATATGGTCTGGTCTTCGCCAGTTGCTACTGCAAATACTGTCTTTTTTGTAAACGACAAGATATGGTAAGCCAGACAATTCATCAACATACACAACTTCACCATCCAACCCTAAGCTTTTGTCTCTTACCCGATCCCCTACTTTAAATTTTCTTTCCATGTGCATTACTCTGCTTTCTCGTAAGTCATTTCAAATATATCCGGCTTACATGGATAGAACTCATTTTTTACGCCTTTGATAATGTAGTCGCCTTTACTTGCAGTGTGATTTCCTTCAAGAGTTTGGATGGTTAATTCGCCTGTCTTATAAGCACCCTCCTCAGCATTTTCATAATTAAATTTATTGCCGTGAAACTCTTGCATAAAGTTCATCACCTCATCGAAGTTTCTTCCATCCCAAATTACCGCTTCGATAACTACGGGCTTCTTTCTGTATTTTTGTATCATGGCGTAAATATATACCCTTCTTTTGCATTTACAAAATTATTTTTTCTATGTTGTTGATTATTAGGAAGAAAATTTTATATTTGCGCCCTGTTCCCTTTGTTTATGATCCACCTCCGACCCTACCAATCCCAATCCATTGAACTCATGCGTGACTCTTTTCGTAAAGGGCATAAGCGTATTGTCTTAACACTCCCAACAGGATCAGGAAAATCAGTGGTGTTTTCGCAGATGGTTTCCCTCAGTGCTGCTATGAAAAAATCCTGCTTAGTACTTACGCATAGAATAGAACTTTTTGACTCTACATTTCGCCATTTAGAAAATGTTTCGATAACTCCGCATAAAATTGCACCCCGCCACGAACTCCCTCCCGCCGATGCACTCGTAACAGTTGGTATGGTAGAGACGGTGATGCGGAGACTAAACAAGATTCCCCATGTGAAACCATCATTAATCATCATCGACGAAGCGCACTTTGGTAACTTCACCAAACTCATTGAATTATTTCCAGACTCTTATATTATAGGTGTGACCGCAACTCCCATTGGCAAACACTTTCATAAGTTATATACCGATATTGTTGCTAATATTGATATACCTGAGTTAATTCGTGACGGTTATCTCATGCCTTGTAAGCCCTACCACATGGTTTCGCATGATTTATCGGACGTAGCGGTATCGAGTACGGGGGAGTATGACAATGCGCAATTGTTTCACCACTTTGATAAACCGTCGTTATATGAAGGGGTTGTGGAAGGATATAAACAAATCGTCGGTTCTCGCCCAGATGCACGCACCATCGTCTTCAACGTCAACGTAGCGCATACCGAAAAAATGACTGCTCTATTTAATGCAAGCGGTATTCCTTCTCGGTGCGTCACCTCCCTAACACCACCGAAAGAACGTAAGCAAATTCTCTCCGACTTCTCCGAAGGTAAATTCCCTGTCCTTAACAACTGCGGCATTCTCACAACAGGATATGACGAGCCTTCGATTGAAGTGGTGATTATGAATAGGGCGACCAAATCACTTCCGCTGTGGCTTCAGTGTCAAGGTCGGGGCTCTCGTCCGCATCCAAACAAAACGCATTTCACAGTTCTTGACTATGGCGACAATCACAAAACGCATGGACTTTGGTGTCAACCAAGAGAATGGACGCTTGCCCCACCTAAAAAGCGCAGCAAAGAGCAGGCTGCTCCTGTAAGAATGTGCCCTGAGTGTAATGCGGTATTATTTGCATCGACCAGTGAGTGCCCGTACTGCTTCTACACTTTCCCCGCTCCTGTACAAGAACTAAAAACAGGAAGACTTGAAAAGGTGAAAAATCTTCCCGATATTTCCGATCTGAAAGGACGTACCGCACTTTCCTTATCTGTTGATGAGATAATCCGAGTGATGCTTGCCAAAAGATGGAAGATTGGATTTATAAAGCGGCTGATAATGAAGCGTGGGGATGATGCAGTGAAAGAATTTATTGAAAAGATGGGATATAAAAAGCAAATGGCGTGGCAGATGAGGCAGCAAATTGGTGATCCGAAGAATATACAGGTGTCCCAAAAAGTGGTTGTATGAAAAAGAGTCGAGTTCAATCCCCTTTGGAGCGCAGAGCCGAGGATTCCATTCAGCAGGAAATTTTTATGTGGTATAATAATACGTATTGTCTATTGCACCATACTCCGAGAAGGATGATTTTCTCTGTACCTAACGAAGGAAAGCCGGAACTGGTTCGCACGGGATTATACCCGGGAGCGAGTGATCTACTGGTATTCCATCACGTGGGGAGACCACCACTTTTTATTGAGGTAAAAACTCCAAGCGGTATTCAAAGCCCGAATCAGAAAGATTTTGAAGCGCACGTTACTTCGCTTGGAATGGAATACTACTTAGTGCGGTCGCTCGAGAATTTTAAGGAGGTGATAGCTTCGATTTCGGTAGGTGAGCAGCCTGTGATTTGGTAATGTATTGCTTGTCAGGGACAAATAATTTTCATGCAAATGTCGCACGTGGGGCGTGGTGCATTATCTTTACGAAAAAAAAAGATTATGAAACCAAAGAAGCCCAAACCCACTCCCCCTGTCTCCCTCTACTCCAAATTCCCAAGCGGCAGTTACAAAGCCTCGATCAGAATACCGTTCGATGAAAAGTTAAGGGAAGAAGTGATGGGCAGATTTTATAAGATATTGGAGGAGTATGTGAAATGAGCACCCAATCATTAGAGGAAAAAGTCTACTCCTTCCCAACCAAGCACAAAGAAGGTTTTATCCAGTCTGAAATTGACGAGTTGTTAAAACAATTCCATTCGGTTAATATGGATAAGTTTAACGATGCGATGCTGGGAAACACCTGTATGATTAAAGATGACGAGATAATCATCTACCACTGCGATGTACTTACTGCGCTACGGTGCGGTTTGGGGAATAGGGGAGTGCTACCACATGAGTTTGATTGATAAAAAATAACGATATGAGAAACTTAAAAGATTTAGACGAAGACGGTAATAATTACGATTATTCGCCATACGAACTTGCTGATTTAAATATTAATAACCCAAGATTGTACCGAGAAATCGTAAGTAGTAATCTTGAAGAGAGTGACAGTATTGATAATTGGGAGCAGCCATATTTGGAGTGGGCAAAAGAGCGCTTAGAAGAGCAAAGGAGGAATAGAAGATGAGTACAGCCATAACCCCCTTCGCCATGCGGTGCACGCAGGAGCAGTTTGATGATGTAAAGGAAGAGTTGAAAGAGTATCAGGATGTAAAAGATATTGACTCTTTTGATATATTTAATGTACTTTATTTTAACGGTTCTTACGTTACGAATATTAAAGATACGGATGTCGTTTTTGCTTTTAGCAATTTATCCCTTATTGATGCTTGGGACAAATCCCTGTTCCTAAAAATGGCAGGGAAGCCTGATGCTGAGAGTCGGGAGCTACTCGGTTACAAGCGCAATCCTGAGTTTCCTATTACAGCCGAACAGCTACCGTGCATTATCGGAGGAACTTCATTAGAAAAGGGTGGGCTATATTTTTGGGAAGGTACATATGAGTCTGAACCTTTTCTCCGAGCGTGCAAACTCGGCATCGTCGGTGAAGGTAAGTGGCTTGTTCCGGTGTACAAAAACCAAGAGAAGGAAGTCCGTTCGTTTGGGTCGCTACGCCACCTGACTTACGAGCAGCAGAAGGGAGGGATGGGATGAAGCTCACCAACATTATCCCGTACCTAATCGACCGTGTTCGGTACAGGAACTCATTAGCCTACTCCTCCTACGCAGGTGAACGTGGAGAAATATTTACTGATCTTTTTGGCATCAGGTACCTGTGTATTGGTGGCGGATGGATGAGGAGGGTGGGGTAACCTATACTTTTTTTTCTCAAGGATTAGGAAATCTCCTTTTCGCCTTTTACATTTGCGGTCGCTACCCTATAATACGTTGTCATGAAATCACACACACCCCCTTCCTTAGATCATTGCCTCCATCATGCTTCGTATGAATGTAGGGTAGCCCTTGATTTTTGGTTAGGGGGTTCTATATTTTATGCCCATGCTCTGTAAACACTGCGGTGAGGTAGAAGCTGCCATCCGCCAAAACTCGATCCACCATTCCGCTTATTGTACTGTATGTGGTGCATTTATTAAGCACGTTCCCCAGTCTGAAACAGATTTTAAGATGCCATTTGGGAAGTATAAGGGCGTTCCCGCCTCACAAATTGTAACTGAAGACCGCCCGTATGCTGAATGGGCACGGGATAATATGGATAAATTGTCAGTTAGGTATATGGATATTCTAAAATCGTTATTATCATGATTTACTTTCCCTACTACGCTGCGGACATCAAGAAGTCTAAGCCGCTTGGAGTCTTGACTCTTAACCAGTTCTACCGATCCATCTCAGCACCTAAACGCTCGATCCAAGACATCTATTCCCGTATCTCGAAAGCGGAAATTGACGGTGATATGGGACTTAAAGCTACGCTCAAGACCCAACTTTACTCTTTTACTCCGGCAGTGACGATTAAAGGTAGGCGCAGGTATGCTGACATAACTTCTTTCACAGGACTACTACCGCTTGATTTTGACCATCTTCCATCACGAGATTATGCCAAACAGTTTAAATATTTCCTTTTTGAGACCTATCCATTTCTCCATGCGGTGTGGCTTTCTGCTTCGGGCGCAGGTGTTCGTGCTCTTGCTTCTATTCCCTCCGCCCATGACATAGACGATTTTAAGTCCTACTTCAATGCACTTGATCGACTTGAAATGGGGCAGTATGTTGGTTTTGACAGGGCTACGCAAAATCCGGTGTTGCCACTCTTTTTGTCTTATGACTCCGCTATTCTCACCCGAGACCAACCCACTACTTGGACGGATCAGTACACGCCAATTACCGCACCACCACTTATTCAGTACAAATACGATGATAATGCCCCGAAAGTGGAGAAGATTATCTCCCGCCTTATTAACCGCATTGTTGATAATGGTCATCCGCAGCTTCGGGCAGCAGCGTTCTCACTGGGCGGTTATGTGGGAGCGGGGCATATCTCGCAGAACGATGCCAATGTGATGATTGAACAGTTAATACACTCCAACGCCTACCTTTCTCAGAAACCTGCTGTTTATGTCAGAACGGCTAAGGAAATGATAGCCAAAGGAATGGAGTCGCCCTTATACCTTTAGTCCGCCCACCAGTACACCAAGCTAAGATAGTTTCCGCCACCGCAAAACCCTTTCTTAAACTCTCTTAAACTCTCTTACTTTATGAGTAAAAAATCTGTTGTCTCTAATAATTCGACCCCGCCTGAAACCAAACACATATTTGTCAATCCTGACAAGGATAAATACCTGAATCCGGTAGAGTATTGCAACAACAACCTCGATTGGGAAACGGTACTTGATGGGGACAAGAATCTTTCGGTACACGAGGATACGATAACATTTCACCTGCAAGGCGGTGAGGTTGAGACCCTTTCGCTCGACTCACCATACCTTGTCATCCCCGATAGGGCACTAACCAAACTACCTCACCGCCACCCGCTATCCAAATTCACCTGTCTATCTATTTTAAAATTCAAAGGCAACTACAATGCCTGCATGAGTTACATCACCCTAAAGTACCAGTCAAAAGATGTCCCTTATATCAGGGTTGGTACGGATTACTTTAAGGTTATCTACAAAAAAGACCGTTATGGGCTTCCACGCAGAACCATCAAGGCTTGGAAAAAGGAAACCATAACACTCGATCACACCTCCTCAATTCTCACACACATCCCAAGATTTGATGATTTTTGCATCAAACCGGACAATGTGCACTTTGAGCAAATGGTTGAAAATCTGTACAACCTGTACGCTAAGTTCACGCATAGTCCGAATCCAGACACCGTTACTCCCGATCAAATCCCCGCCTCACTTACCCTTATTAATCACATTTTTGGGGAGCAGTATGAAATGGGACTACAATACATGAAGGTGCTTTATGAGCGTCCCCGCCAAGCGTTGCCCGTGCTTTCACTTTTATCCTCAGAGCGGGAAACGGGAAAAACTACCTTTATCAATTGGCTTAACATGATTTTTGGGGATAACTATGTACAGATCGGACCTGAAGACCTCGGTAAAGCCTTCAACTCCCACTACGCCAGTAAAAACATTATTGCCATCGACGAGACACTAATTGAAAAAACGGCTGCCGGAGAAAAACTCAAATCCTTAGCAACAGCCAAATCAATCACCGTTGACCATAAGTTTGTCGCCAACTATATGCTACCGTTCTTTGCTAAAATCATCCTTTGTACCAACAAAGTCCTTGATTTTATGAGAATTGATGACGAAGAAATCAGGTTTTGGGTACGCAGAATACCTCATATTACCAAGAAAAATACCGGAATGGAGGAACAACTCGCCTCTGAAATCCCCATGTTTCTGCGCTACTTACGGGACTCAGTACCTATGCCAGACTTCTCCCAGTCCCGTATGGTATTTACCTCCGATCAGCTTGACAACTCTTGGCTCAAAGCGGTTAAAGAAGAGTCACGGAGTGGTTTGTACAAGGAACTACATGAAAAAATGGAGCATTGGTTTTTAAATCATCCATCCTGCGAGTCACTTTTTGTTACTCCACAGGACATAAAAAATGAATTTTTCGTTAGAGACAATAATATTTCGGTCAGCTACATCAAAAAAGTACTGCGAGATGAGTTTAAACTACCTCCCGGTAAGGTGCAAAGATACCGCGGATTCGACCCAGATAGTAAAATTGCGTACTTCCTCGGTCGCCCTGTAAAGTTAGACCGGAAATCCTTTGTCACAGAAGAGATCAGTGATGAAGATGAGCAGGATAATGCACCTCCGTTTTAGACTCACTCCTACCATTAAAGTCCCATAAAACCCTTCCAATCGGAGGGTTTTTCTGTTACAAAATACCTCACCAATAAATCAACGACCTAATTATCAGTGCTTTATAAAGTTACAAAACTCATCTAACCACCCTCGATCAAATCCAACCTCACATTTCATTCATTATCAGTACGTTATAAACTTGTTACAAACCCCAAAAAATGCGTTTGTACACTTAATACTTAGAGTATCAGTACGTTAAGCCAAAAGTTACAAATGTTTCATGTTACAGGGTGAAAATCCAATGGAATTATTTATTTTAAAAAAAAATATTTTATTGGAACTCTCTATTATTATTGTAACATTGTTACTTTTTATATAATATATTTATATATAGTAACTTATATGCTACAGATTGGGTTACAAGTCAGGTTACAAATTTTAGCCTTATAAAAAATTGTAACTTTATAGAGGGCATGGAGGGATTAGTAGGTGTATGTTCCCTGAGTGACGCACCGCTTTCTATAGAAACTCCCCCTCCCTGTACGATTTACCCCCTCCCCGGTGCGTAATATGACGTTCTGTGTGTTATTTTTGGTGTACGGGTGGAGAGCTATACCTCAGTTTTAAATTTGCACCCAAGAAAAAAACTACCCCCTCCGGTGTTGCATTATTCCGATCAAGTTTTGTATCTTTGTCTGGTCCGAACCGAAAACCATGCTAAAAACCTGCAAATCAATCCGATATTCAGGATTATCTCAACACAGGAACGACCGTTGTAGGGGTGGGATAAGAGGGAAGATGCAGGTAAAAGGTGGGGATTGGATGACTGGTAACTAATTTGTTACCACTTTTGTTTTAACTTTGTGAAATATGCAGACGCAAGAGAACAAAGAACCAACCCACAAAGTAGTTTATAAAGTAAACAAGGCACGAAAAAAACATATAGTGCCCGACAATATTGCCATTCAGAACTTTGACTTTGCAAAGCCTGACATCTTTTTATTTCGCAATAATGTTAAAGAAGCAGTAAGATATACCGGAATATCTTTCACTAAATTCTGGTCATATGCAAAAGCCAACGGCATCCCAACTTGTCGCAGATCGTTTGGAAGTACGCAACGTTTTAGCTTTCCTTCCTATTTATTCCTTGCCACCTTTGCACGTTTACTTGGCATTCATATGAAGTATTTACTGGATGAAAATTTGCCGGAACTATTAAAGAGCGGTAAAGTAAAGCCGTATAAATTAGTCGGCAAGGTATAATTATAGCCCCTATTTTTACGCTCTGTTTCCACACTCAACCCCATTTTACGCCACCAAAACCCACCAAAAGCCCGAACCCGAACAAACTTTTTTCATAAACCATTGACGCACAGCCACAAAAAATCTTCAATAATGTGTACAATATGTCGCACAACCACCGTATATTTGCATCATAACAATTAAAAAAACGGGGAGCAGCATCCGAACAACTGCAATAAATAAACCACTAAAAATTTATATCATGAAAAAAACAGACAAAATAACTGACAAAATGCTTAGAGATTCATTTAAGCAGCAACACGGAAAAAGGGCATACAACGCACAAATTTTTAGAAGCCCCAGAAATTGTGGAGGTACGATTCATTTAATTATTGCAGGGGGCTTATCGACAGAATTATATTCATAACAAACAAGTTAAACCATTGTAAAACATAACAGACCAATGAAAACCATGCCACAAACCACCACCACCGAAACCCTTCTTTATGCCTGTAAGATCGGGCAACCTAACCACATGGAAGAGGTGCTATATGCCTGCAAAGGTTACACTAACTTAGAGGAATTAAAAACCAAAGGCGAAGACTGGGCAGCTAAAAACGGGTATGACAGAGTGAGAATAACTGTTATTGACTTATTCACACCGCCAGACTTCAAACAAACTGTAAAGATTTAGCACACCCACCACTAAAACAACAGACCAATGACAAACACAATAGAACAGAAAGCGGACATCTACCCATGCCCATACAACGAAATCAACAAGACAAAACCCGTATTTGTTTGCTATGATTTTGAACTTGAAACCCGTAAGGTAACAACCTCGTTAAAAGAGGCAATAAGATTCTGTAAAGAAAACGATTGCCAATACTCTGAGCATTCAATTGGAACATACGAGCGATTTATCAGATATTAACCACCCACCACCAAAACAATCACGTATAAACAACACTAAAACATAACAGACCAACGAAAAATTCACAACCAATTAAGCAAAAAAAATGAAAATCTATAACATTAACACCGAAACCGAGGCAGGGTTGAGAGCGTATAAATCACACTGTAAAACTGACAGTCATTTATTCATAGCTATTGAAAAAGAGTTTGATAAATTTATTAAGGACAGCAACCCTGCTTCAGAATACCAAGATAAATATTTTTCAGAGGATGCAATCTACTCTAAAAAATATGCAATCAGAGCAGCAATAGACCACATTTTTGAGGTAATGGATGAATATAATTTACCGTTCATATTCTTAAATGACAATAGACTTGATTTAGCAGCAATATTTCAGGATTAGCCACCCAACCACGTACAAAAAATTAAAACTATAACGACCATGCAAACCATCAAATTTACAGAGTCCCAAATATTAAACAACCTTGTTGAAGATACCGAAATAAGTACAAAGACATTCAACTACTCTGATGACAAAGGCAACGAGTGCTGCATTGATATATACACACCTGACAACACTATATCGGTTTATTGCAGCGACCCCGTTTTATACACTTTCTGTAAAATGTACACCGATAGCAATTTAAAGAGAGTAGTAACTGATATAAATAAGTTCTTTAATTCGTAACCACCCACCACCAAAACAAACAAGTTAAACCATTGTATAAATAAACAAAAATGAAAAACGAAACAGCAACCCGCAACAACACCGAACCAACTTATACCGGAACTTACAAAGTAGTTAAGTTATTCCGAGTATCAAACCGTAGGCAAGTAATTGAAAGAGGATTAACAAGAGAAGAGGCGCAGCGAGTAGTAAACCGTTGCCCTGATTCAAACCGCAGTATGGTAGTATTCTGTAAACAGTTTACTGCTAAGAGATATTATAAATAAACGACCAATAAATAATTTAATCCATACCACTATGAAAAAAGCATTCAAAGTAATTGCACACGTGATTGATAAGTCATGGATGCACAGATCAACAACAGTAACAGCTGGTAGCGAACAGGAGGCGCAAAATAAGGCTAAAGCGATACTTGCGCTAACCCACGAACACACTATCGAAGTTATTCCGGTGACAGTTTATAGCCCCAACACCGAACTAACAACAGAAAATTATCCATACGGAAGACAGCGCACAACGGCAAAATTTTACGTAGAGAATAATCCCAAAGGCTACAGAGCCGTATTCCAAACCGTGAACCCTAAAACAGGAGGGTGGAATAAACCAAAAGCAGGGACATATAACTGCATGATTTTACCATACAAAAATGAAGTAAACGGACACTATGAATTTTGTGGTCATAATGATTTTAACGGAACAGAAGAAATTAACAGGGGACTACATTTTATTGCTGATTTTTTCGACCTATTCACACCCGACCAGATTAAAGACCTTGCATTGGCAGTAATTTCAGGGATGCGAACTAACGCCATAGCTTTAAAAGTTTATGCAGGTATTAATTGGGACGACCTTAAGCCACTTGTTAGTGAACAAGCACAGATAGCCGCCAACATTTCCAAGACTGGCGAAAACAGATTTTTAGAATGTATTTTACCCCATGACAAAATAGAGGCGTTAAAACCTGAGAATTTTAACCCGTTTACCGTTACACAGCATTCTATCAATAGTTAACTGATGAAGGCAAACAGCCCGAAACAATACCCTATAAAAAGGGTATTGTATTAACTTAAACGTAACGACAAAATGAATAAACAAATAATAGAACGTAAATTACCTCTAAATGTGAAATATGTTTGTACTGATAAAAAGTATATTTCACTAATTGACGGTATAGGTTGCACGTGCGATAATTGCGGCAAATTGATTGCGAACATTGCAACCGTTAAAAGTATAAACGGCACTTATAATATCGGTTTTGACTGCTTAGAAACTTTCCTTTTAAATAATAATTTGTTAGAGGGTTTTGATGTAGAAGAGTATGAAAAGGTTAAAAAGATGATACCGAAAATATTAAGATTCGTAAAAAGTTTAAAGGAGACTATTGAATTAAATAACGGTTTAGATGGTTTTAAATTTGAAAGACCGACCGGATATTTTGCAGGTGATGGATATATTACCTATTGGCTACTTAAAGGCAATCAAAAACCGTATAATACAAATGTAAAAATTAAGGAAATGGATTTTGATTTTTTAATAACAACATTAAAGTCAATATTTTCAAAGCATACTATAATTGTTAGTTAACCCACCACTAAAACCTATAAGACAGACCAAACCCACTAATAAACGTAAATGCAGATAAAAAATAACACTATGAAAACGACCGAAAATAACGAACTGATTGCACAATTTATTGGAATGACTAAAGGAAGACCAGACGACCCAAGATGGAAAAACGATTGGTTTGATGACAAAGGAATAATTAACGGACAGCGAAACGAGCATCTTTTATTTGATACTTCATGGGACTGGTTAATGCCTGTAATAATTATATGCAGCCAAACATTGCCATTCAACAGTAAAGTAACCCGTAAATATTATAACATCAAAAACGAACTAACACTTTTAAGTATTGAATATACATACATTGCCGTTGTCGAATTTATAAGATACTGCAATAGTTTGAACGCAGGAGTAAAGTCCCTACCCACCCGAGTATTCAACAGCCCTGCGATAAGGTGCGCAAACTTCACAGACGGCAACCATGTGAACTTAATTAAATTAATTAAGCCATACGCAAACGGGGATTCCTATGCCGTATATTCAACAATCAGTCAAACCGATTGTAAGATGTATAAGACGGAGCAAAAAGCAACTGAGCAATTTTATAAATTAATAGACCATTCAAAATTAAGGGAGGAAATATGGATAAGACCAACGCAAAACTCCGCACCATCATCACCGCACTCGAAACCGAATACAACAACCTAATCCGCTCAAATACTTCTACCCTCAAAGAGATGCAGCGCATAGACGAAATAGAGCAGTCTATCCCATACGTAAGAGCATGGAAGTGGGAACTGGTGAGGGAGAGGCTGATGCAACCTGAACAAAACAGGTAAACAGGTGCTAAATACTATAAAAATGAGAAAGATCAAAAAGATAATATGCAAAAGCGGAGCAGAAGGCTACCGAATGAGTACTAAACGTAAATGCAACTAACAAGTTAAACCGATACACAACACTATAAAATGAAAACACTAACACTACAAAAAGGTGAATCAATCAAATTCCTTGATTACACCATCACAAATTCACTAAACAATGACGGACTGGTTCTATTAAAAGAATATGGAAAGCCGTATGAATCCCATTTAGGAAACTATGGAGAAGCCACCGAAGAAAACATTGACTACTGTAAAAAGGATGCTATTATACATTTTATGATAGCAAGACCGGAAACCTTTGCCACCACCTTAGTAAGAAAGGTAAGAGATAATAACAGCGGTTCAATGCATGAATATTTTGCTTTGAAAAATGCCTGCAAAAAAGAAGGTATAAAATTCCCTGAAGAAATTACTGCCGGAGATAGTTTTAATTTTATGATCTGGTATAAAGATAAGCCAATGTTTTATGTCAACCCTCAACACAAACCTATAAAATGAAACCCAATCACACTCACCTCACCCACCCCACTTGCGGCAAACCCAAGAAATATCCCGAAGGCACAACCAAGAAAACCTACTGCTTACCTACGCACAAATTTGAGGAGGCAGATAAAGCAATCAGAAAATTATTAGATCGGTTCTGAGAATAAACGTAAATGCGGATAACCACCCATTGCGACCGACTTACCCAACAATCAGTAGTATAATCCAACAAATCCTTAAAATAATCCATTGACCACACTGAAAAAGTGGTTTACATTTACACCCATGAAAAGCAAGAACAAACAAGGCAACGACAAATTCGGAGCACCTAAAATAAAATTAGGCGAAGTGTTTGAAGTCGATGGTTGCCTGTACGTAATTTCCACAAAGAAACTTGCAGCCCAGTCCAGTAATCTAACCGACAACCGAAGTATTTACCAGTTAAAATTACCCGTAGAGAAATGAGCGCAACAGAACAATACAACAACTTACTACTCGAAAAATTTATATGACATGAACCTAAAAATCAAATGTGACACGCCAAAAGAGCAAGTGTTAGTCCTAAGAAAGTTTAAAAAGTTAGTGCCGGAATGTAAGTGGAGTTTTTGTGATGACCTATTTGATATGATTCCTTTTATCGAAAAAGGACTGGATAAGTCTTTTATTATTATTCACGATAATGGTTGCGTCACCTACTGCCCTGAGAATCAAAATTACTATGATAAATACCCAACTTTCAACGCCTCCGATTTCCTTCGTGACGACTGGAAACTTAAATCTGAAAAATCAGAAGACGAAGCCTTGTTTTTGGAAATACAAAAAGCGGTTGAAAATTTTAATAAGTCACTTAGAGAACTCGAAGAAAGTCTTAGAGCAAAATATAAACCATAATTTTATATCATGACAACCATCTACTGCCCCACCCCAACCGACCAAGCTAAAGTGTTGCTTCACCTTAACCCGCACGTAACACCTATAAACAAACGTGATATGGTTATTGTACAAGTAAAAGAATGGACGATACTTACCCACCTATCTGATTGCGATGAAGGTTATCAAATGACCGCAAAAGAATATTTAAAACAACATAATATAAACGAATAGGAATGAACCCACTCACAATTTCACTCGGCATAGCGGTAGTTGTATTCTTTGCACTAATGCTATCAAGTAAATCAAATCAGGACTTCCCATTTGGAGGAGAGGAGACAAGAGACTGACCGCATGACCCACGAAACTACACCCGATATTTGGTTCACTAAACGTAAACACCGAATACAAGGAATGCTCAGAGATGGGCAGATTACGCTAAGGCATCACGATATTGCTATTGCAGCAGCTCACAATACGCACACTCGATTACTTGAATTGCTTCAGCAGGAGCGTTCGGTAATTGACATAAAGAATCTGGGAAAGACAAGCGTTATTGTAACTGGATTTAAAACAGACAGTAAAGCAAACATTTATGTGACATTTAAACTTCGGTCTAATGGTGGGCAGTATGAACAAAAATTGGAGATAGAATGAAATCAAAAGACAGGGTAAAATGCCCGCACCCAACCCCAATCCCGCTTTACTTAGGCGATACCGTTGAATACGATCAAGTAGATGAGATCGGGGAGGCCGGACGCAATACCGGAATACTCGAGCGCACAAAGGGAGGACAGTGGATCATATCAACCGCCAACCCTGATCGGATGGATTATGATGATAACCTGTGGAGAACAATGACGCTTATAAAAAGAGGAGAAGAAGGATGACCCGCACCGTACCCTACAACGCATCACTATCCCGCACGCTCACCAAGTACCGCATCGAAATCAAACGTGGGCGGAGATGGACTCCTGTACGCTTTGGAGGCAAGATTATACCGTTCGACACAAAGGAGGAGGCGGAGGTGAGGAGAGCCGGAATAAAATGTTAATAACTTTATTTCGCATAGTTCTTGTTTATTTCAAATAGATATACATATATTTGCATAATTAATTAAACCACTACGACCATGATTAACTTTAACAAAAAACTACAAGCTAAGTTTGCCTCTATGCAAACAAGCGGCAAATTATTTCGAGTCGCATTAACAGGACAGGAAGTTTGGGACTTATACATAAGTTCTTTCCCCAAAGAAAACAACCCAGTCTTCAGAGACCCAAATAGCACAACAAAGAATTGCAACCACTGCAAAAATTTTATTCGCAGGTATGGTAATATCGTTTCTGTAAATGGCGACTACCAAATCGAAACCATGTTTGACGTTGACTGTGATGAAGAATTTGCTGCCACATCACGCATTCTTTCAAGCAAAATCAAAGCGTCGACAATTACAGAAGTTTTCTTTGAGACATTTGCCGAGTTAAACTCATTGCCATACGAATCTTGCAGTAAAGCAAGCAAGGAGTTTCAGTTGGGTGTAGCGAGTAATGTTAAGAGGTACACTAAGGAGGAAGCGGAAAAGTATGGAGTAGTAAAGCCAAACGAAGTTCGCACATTCAACCATATGCACCTATTCGTTGATAAGCAGTTTGTTGACGCAACCGGAAGTTCTGTTGAAACAATTATGGGACAGTATCGTGACGCTAAAAACGTTTTCCAAAAAGCAATGGAAACCATTTCGCTCGACACGCTTCATTTAGTAAAGGACTTAATTAATCAAGGGTCATTACTTGATGGAGCGACCCACCTGTTTAAAATTGAGCAAATCATTCCTTTAAAACAAGAGTATGACTCACTGCCCGTATCTCAAAGAGACTCGTGGTGTTGGGTAAAATCTTACAAACTACCATTCGCTAAGTTTAAAAATGAACTAATCGGAACGCTATGTAGTGAATTGTCAGAGGGCGAAGAACTCAATAAAGCCTGCCAATCATGGAATAAGCGAGTTGACCCTGCAAACTACATGAAAACTACTGCGCCTATCACTAAAAAACAAATTGAAGAAGCAAAGCAATTTGTAGAGGAGAATGGTTTTGAGGCATCATTTAACAGGAGGTTTGCCACCATTGACGACATAAAAGTGTCGGAGATATTGCACGCCAATGTAGGTGATGGCAAAATGAAGCCTGTCTCTATTTTTGACGGAGTGAAATCAACCTCAACCCGCCACAAAAGAAGCGAATTTGATGGAGTAGAGGAGGTCTCTATTGATAAATTCATGAAAGACATTCTACCTACCTGTACCGCAGTAGAAGCCTTTTTATCTAACTCGCAGTCCGGTAACTTAGTTTCATTAACTACGGCAAACGAGGACTCAAAACCTATATTCAAGTGGAACAATAACTACTCGTGGACTTTTAACGGCAACTTAGCAGGTAAGTCACAGATAAAAGAGAATGTAAAAAATGCCGGAGGTAAAATCGAAGGTGTTTTAAGATGCTCGCTTCAATGGAATGATGCGGAAACATTAGGTGTTGTTGATCTTGATCTGCATTGCAGAGAATCAAGAGGCTCTGAAATCTTTTTCGGGAATAAAAAATCACAGTTCACCGGAGGATGGCTTGATGTAGATATGATTCGCCCTGCAAAAGTAGGAATTGAAAATATTACATGGCAGGACAAGTTGAGGGATATGGAGTACAGCTTCTATGTAAGAAATTACTGCGGAAGCGCCAACAAGGGATTTAAGGTTGAAATAGAGTTTGATGGCAATGTATTCAACTACCATCATACCTATCCCCTTGCAGGTGGTCAAGTTGTAATGGTAGCTACCGTTATAGTTAAGGATGGTAAAATGGATATAAAGCACCTGCTACCTGAAAGCTCCGCATCTAAAGAACTTTACGGACTTGAAACAAACCAGTTCCATAAAGTGAATTTAGTGTGTCTGTCGCCTAATCATTGGGGCGAAAACAATATCGGCAATAAGCACTATTTCTTTATGCTTGACGGCTGTAAATCGCCTGTATCTATCAGAGGTTTCCATAACGAAAACTTACTGCCCGAATTAGCACAACACCGGAAAGTTTTGGAGGTATTAGGAGCAACCAATATGATACCGCCATCCAATAAACAACTTTCAGGACTTGGCTTTAACGCAACAGTTAGAGATGAGTTTATAGTAAAACTTCAAGGATCACATAAACGAGTAATAAAAATTAAATTCTAAGAACATGGACAACTTCAAATTAGCAAGTCAACAAAAACTAAGATTCCAAACCACTAAAGGACTCTTATCAGTAGAGCAATTATGGGATTTATCCCTTGACGAACTCGACGCTTTAGCCGTATCTCTTGAGATTGAGCACAAGCAGTCTGCAAAAAAATCTTTCTTAGTAAAAACATCTACGAAAGATAAAACCGCTAAATTGCGCTTCGATTTAGTGATTGACATTCTCAACACATTGGTTGCAGAACAAGAAGCGATGGCAGAGACTCAGGAAATTAAAGAGCATAACAAAAAAATCATTTCGCTTATTGCTGAAAAGCAAGACGAGTCCTTGAAAGGCAAGTCTATTAAGCAACTTGAGAATATGCTTAGATAGCAAGGCTTTGTCCTGTGGTGTAATTGGCAACACGTCTGATTTTGGTTCAGGAGAGTTTAGGTTCGACCCCTAACAGGACAACTTTCGATTTAGCTCAGTCTGGTAGAGCGCCGTACTCATAATGCGGGGGTCATTGGTTCAAATCCACTAATCGAAACTTAATTTTAAAACACAACAAATGCCTAAAGAAGTAATATCAGCAACGATTGATAGCGATACTATTCGCTCGGTAAAGAAAATAGCAGAAAAGGAAAAAAGGTCTTTCAGTCAAATGGTTGACCTTTTGTTGCAAAAAGCATTGGCAGCCCTGAAGTAGCAATGACCGACTGGCGAGGCAACTTTATCCAATCAGGCGACACGATCAGTATCGTTGCAACCAGTGACGATGAGGGTGGGTATGGATGGTGTGTGCTTGAGACGGTGGAGGTACTGGAATTACACGGAACACCCTGTTACGCAGTTAAAGTAACACCACGAGCCTACCTGTACATTGACATCCACACCTTAAACCTACTGCTTTCCCCTAATGATATTATTTGCATTAAGGGCAAGTCGGATGATGAACAAGAGTATTATCTAAATTATTTTAATATAACGCCATGAAAATAACAACCGCACAACAACAGGAAATTCCTTTCCGCCACTATTCTTACCCTGACTCGCAGCAGCAGATTATAATAGATCATCAATTAATAGGAATAGATACGGTTTTCATAACCATATCGATCACTTCTTTCCAAAGTATTGAAAAGCTATTCTGTGCAGCAAAGTCACTCAAGGGACGCAACCGAAACATTGAAATCCACCTTTACTGCCCGTACTTTTTAGGCGCAAGGTCTGATCGTAATTTTGAAGCCGGAGACAACCATTACCTGAGAGATATAATTTGCCCCATTATTAACGATCTTAACCTCGCCTCGATCACACTACTCGACCCGCACTCGTATGTACTTCCCGGTATTTTAAACAACTGCACCATTGACACCTTTAAGCAACGCCTGTTTTATAACTGGGTAAAAAAGCAGATTGACTCAGACGAAGAAATTATTGCTATTGCGCCCGATGCAGGAGCGGTGAAGCGTGCTGAGTTATTTGGAGTATCACAAATACTTTACTGCGCTAAAACCCGAGTAGGAGAAACTGTGTCCGTTATCGTACCGCCAGTTCCTAATAATGCCACCTTAGTAATCGTGGATGATATTTGCGATGGAGGAAGAACCTTTATTGAAATAGCAAAAAATATTTCCGATACACACACAGGCAAAAAGATTTTAGTTGTAACTCACGGTATATTTAGTCAAGGCGTAAGTATGCTGCACAAACACTTCAACGAAATCTATTCAACCGACTCTTTTAACACTAATACTGAAATAAAACAATATGGACTATTTTCTTAACGACAACCACTGCATTGACAGACTGTTTGATGAGTGGAAAAAATACGGCAGCTTAATTGTTGCATTTGACTACGACAATACCGTTTACGACTTTTACCAAAAAGGGTATAAGTACGATCAGGTAATTGAACTACTCAGAGAATGTAAAAAACTAAGCTTCCACTTAACCGTATTTACCTCCTGTGAAGAAGATCGGTTTTATGAGATCAGAAAATACTTATCTGAGAATGAAATCCCATTTGACTCTATTAACGAAACTCCGGCATTTATTCCATTTAAAGGCAGGAAAGTTTACTACAACATCTTACTTGATGATAGAGCCGGACTCAGTAGTGCATTCAACCAATTGACCAAAGTAATTTACAATATCAAATCATTTAAAGCCACTAACAATTTAAACGACGTAGCATGAAAGTATTGCCAATTTTATTATCGGACAGTTACAAACAGTTCCACTTCAAAATGTACCCAAAAGACTTAACCCTTTTGTATAGCAACATGACCCCAAGAAAGTCAAGATTGAAAACACAAGAGGCAGTTTGGTTCGGATTACAGTACTACATGAAAGAGTATCTTGTAAAGCAGTGGAATGAATTATTTTTTAACAGACCTATTGAAGATGTTTTAACCGAGTTCAACCGCTTCCATAAGCACTTTAGCTTCGCTGAGGTTGATAACACACACATTGTTGCGCTCCACAATTTAGGCTACCTGCCAATTATTATCAAGGCACTCCCTGAAGGCACAAGTGTGCCGATGCGAGTTCCATTCTTTACTATTTACAACACGCATCCCGACTTCGCTTGGCTTGTCAACTTCATTGAGACGGCAGCATCTTGCGTAGTTTGGGATATGACGGTTAATGCGACAATCAGTAAGCAATACCGCACCCTGTTTGATTACTATGCTGAACTATCCGGTGGCGATAAAAACTTTGTGGACTTTCAAGGTCACGACTTTTCTATGCGTGGCAGAAGTAGCGTAGAGACCTGCTTCAATCAGGCAGGACACTTACTATCCTTTAAAGGCAGCGACACAATACCCGCAGTTCTATTTTTAGAGCAGTACTATGGGGCTGACATAGAGAAGGAATTAGTAGCAACCTCTGTACCTGCAACCGAGCACAGTGTCATGATGTGCGGAGGCAAAAACAATGAGATCGGTACATTTGCCTCACTTATGGATGAATTTCCAAGCGGTATTTTATCTATCGTATCCGACACATGGAATTTATGGGATGTACTTACTAAGTATTTACCGGAACTACAAGTAAAGGTACTGTCTCGTGAAGGCAAGATTGTAATTCGCCCCGACTCGGGTGATCCGGCTGATATTATCTGTGGTGATCCAAATGCTGATAAAGAACACCCTGCATACAAGGGAGTAGTAGAACTTCTATGGGATATTTTTGGGGGTTCAAGGAATAAAAAAGGGTTCAAGGAACTTAGCGAAAAGATCGGCTGCATCTATGGGGATAGTATTACTCTTGAAATAGCTGAAGATATTTGTAAGCGGTTAATGAAAAAAGGTTTTGCTTCCACGAACTGGGTTGCAGGTATCGGATCATACACCTTCAACTACAACACCCGTGACACACTTGGTATTGCCATGAAAGCAACCTATTGTGAGCGTAGTGGAGAAGGTATTGAGATTTTTAAAGACCCCATTACAGATGATGGCACTAAAAAGTCAGCAAAAGGATTAATAGCCGTTCACGAGAATGAGGATGGAATCTACGCAGTTGACAGACAAACATGGGATGAAGAGAAAGGCGGACTGCTTGAGATTGTATTTAAGGACGGAGAAATTGTAAGAGAAGCCACACTGAGCGAGATAAGGAGGAGGGTAAGATGACAACCGACAAACACTTTAATAGCGACATTACTATAATGGGTAAATTCGCTCAAGAAATCAGTAACGATAAGATTAAAATCGAACCTATGTTTTTTAATTCTGATCTTTACTTTGCCTACCATAACGGAGGAGAAATTACTCGTTCATTCATCGAGGCGTTACCTACTGATTGGCACAAAGACGTAGTATTTGACAGTAGAGTTCATATGCTCATGCCCGGTTGGTATCCTGCAATTCCCGGCTTTCATCACGACGATGTACCACGCCCTGAAATTCCAGTAGGCCAACACTTTGTTACCGCAGGACAACCCGACTATGATAATCCCCGCTACAAGAGTGAGCATATCTTAGGACTTGTTAATGCGGATATTTGCCCAACTCACTTTGCGCTCGGTGATTGCGTAATGCCAAGAGTGCCTGACGGAGAGTTGATATACCGCAAATGGCATACAGAAGTGGAGTCTTTGCTTTCGCAGTCTAAAATGGCAAGAGTGGCATCTGAGGATAGAACCTTATACTATTTTGACTGGCAATGCTTCCATAGCGGAACAAAAGCCGTATCAAACGGATGGAGGTGGTTTGGTAGGGTAAGTAGAAATACCGACCGAGTTAAATCAATTACTAACGAAATCAGAGTAAACGCACAGGTTTACCTTGAATTTCCAATGGAGGGATGGTAACATGAAATACGTAGCATACTACCGAGTATCCACCAAGAAGCAGGGGGACTCAGGACTGGGACTCGAAGCGCAGCAGCAAATCGTTGCTCGTTTCTACCCTACCTTAGAACAAGAATTTATCGAAGTCGAATCGGCTAAAACCATTACCGACCGCCCTGTACTAAAACAGGCAATTGAGTTCTGTAAAACGAACGGCTACACCCTTGTAGTCGCTAAAGTAGACAGGTTAAGCCGTGATGTAAAAGATGGACTTACAGTACTGGACTGGCTGCCCGGTCAAATTGAGTTTTGTGACTTGCCGGGAAAACCCGACCGTTTCATGCTTACCCTATACTTTGCTTTTGCCGAACGGGAGCGGGAATTAATTTCAATCCGTACCAAAGCTGCCCTACAAGCCAAAAAGCAGCGAGGAGAACCAACAGGCAACCCACATCTATTCACCAACAAGGGCAGAGTTATTGGTGCTAAAATACAAGCAGAGGCAGCCCGAAGTAATCCCGACAACGAGAAGGCAACCGCACACGCATTGTTACTCAGAGAAAAGGGACTACCCTATAACGAAGTAGCTAAGAGTCTTAATGAGGCAGGCTTCCGCACCTCAACAGGCGGACAGTGGTGTACATCAACAGTGCATCGGGTGGTGCAGAGAGGGCAACAAACAGTAATACATTAACTTAAAACTATATAATCTATGAACAAAGTATTTCTATGTGGAAATGTGGGCAAAGACCCAGAACTAAAAAATGTTGGGAGTACCCAACTGGTGAATTTATCGGTAGCAACAAGCCGAGCTTACAAAAACAAAGAGGATAAATGGGAAACGCAAACATCGTGGCATACCGTTACTTTTTGGGGCAAACAAGCCGAAGCAGTTGCTAAAAACGTTCGTAAAGGCGATATGGTTACAATCGAAGGTGAACTGAACTATTCCAATTACGAGGATAAGTCCGGCAACAAAGTTTACAAAACCGAAATTCGTGGTAATCACTTCTACTTTAAAAGCAGTAGTCCGAAGGCGGAGCAGGGAGGGGGTGAACCGCCACAGGGGGATAATGACCTGCCCTTCTAAAATCAAAAAAGCCCGGACACAACTAAGTACCGGGCTTTTTCTTTTCTATTTGGGGATTCAACACGCCTCCCCAACTTCTACATACTCAGGTCGGTGTTCCATTTCAATAACCATTTCCATGCGCAAGTTCACTTCCATTTTCGCCATCCTGCGTTTTAGTGTACGCATATAGCTCCTTAAATGCACTTTTTGCACCTGACTTACCTCATTAGTCTGAAGTAGTTTATTGATATTCATTTTCAGTTCACGAAGCTGCTCGTAAACATAATAAGTATCTTGGTAGGAGATTGCGAAGGTCATGCCAGTAACTCACTAAACTTTCTCTGACAAAATTCCTCCACACCAATTTTACTCACGTTCATTTCAGGCGATCTACCTCTGTAGATAACACCACCAACGGATAAATACTCTTTCTCCATTGCCTTGTCGCCAAAACGAATTTTAGCCAGTCCCATAATATGCTCTACTTCCTGCTCAGTTACTTCACCGATCCAGTCCTTTAGGTTGTACGAAGGTGTTCCTCGCCACTCTTTAGGAGACCAATTATACGCCCCTTCAAGTGGAATGTCAGGGAAATTCTCTTCCCAAAGCATCTTTTCGGCAATTGCCTGTATGCCATTATTAGGATAAAACCCGTGCCTGCCTGACTTAAAATTGATGATAACGGTTTTGGTAATAGGCTGCGTAGTTTGTTTAGGCTCACCTTTTTTATCCCCACTTTTATATACCTCACCGTAAAATCCGGTAGTTGGTACGTCCATTTTACAAACAAGGTCGATCGGTGTTCCAAAACCAAACCGATCAGAAAGCAGCACATACTCGATTCCCATCACCTTCACCTTGTAATCGGCACAGAACTGCGCAAACGCAATCATGTCATACTTTAAGTTTTCTGCCCACTCAGCGCATTCAGGCTGCCAAAAGTCTTGTGTGGAGAGGTAGTTTTGTACCCACTCATCCAGTTCGTCCAGATTAACACTACCAACCATTAAAAATTCCCCGATCAAAATGTGGAGACCTGTACCGTACACTTGAGCAATCTTCAGTAGCCTACCCGCCTCTTTCAGCCCATGCTTCACATTCCATTCAAGTAAGCCTTGATTCATGGGAGCACAAGTGTTGATGGCAGTCGTTAAGGAAGTGTATAACCGGAACGGAGTCTCGATAGTCCCATCCACAAGTCGGATATAGCTTCTGCCATGCCCATAAGACACCCTGCCAACCTTGTAATCAGGAAGCCGTATTGCCTCCTGATCGAAATAGTCCGTTGATACAATTTCAGCCTTCATTACTTGCCTCCCCCGTATCCTGTTGTTGCCCCTGCGCATTCTGCGGTAACATCGTAACACTTACCGTCCCTTCTGCCAATACTTCCTGAGCTTTCACAAAATTAGTGTTGATCCTACTCACCTCACCACCTTGCTCCAAGTAGCTATGTATTTTCTCCATTGCCTCCTCAGTAAAGCATGGTACAAGTGTAACCATTGGATAGCTTTTTGCATCTCCCGGATTATAACCTACTTTCTTTTCAACAATCAGTTGGAACGGAAACCCTTTAATAGTACCCGACCGCTCTCTAACAAAATCAAACGACTTTACAATCGAAGGAATCGAGGTCGCTTTACCTTTTGACTGAAAAGTCCAATACCCAAGTATTCCCTTCATGTCAAGCAGGATAAATCGCAGCGTAAGCATGGTGTCCCATTTTTTACCTGTTACAAGTGGATCAGTTTTTGGGATGTCACTTTTATACTCTTTACTGGCAGCATCCCACACGGTAAATGTTTCGCCATCTCCCCAACCCCAACGCTTTGCTTTATCCCAACACTCATACCGCTCATTGCAGACCTCATTCAGATCATCGCTAATGAATGCAACAGTTAAGGCTTTAGGCTTCTCCCCGTACTGCGCATTAAACGCAGCAGCAAAGTTCCCTGTTGCTTTGAAGTAGTCGAGTGAGGTAGGGTATTCTTTACCTCCTGCGGTTTCACGTTTCTCCCCTACCTTAATTTTGCCAATCTCAGGCAATGTAGAGCCAGTCTGATTTATCTTGCGCTGACTGATGCGCCCTGTTTGATTTGTCATTTTATATTTGTTTAATTGTTAAAGTTTCTTCCATTAACTGCGATATTGCCTCTTTGATTGGCTCGAGGGGTGCGAAACAATACTCCCTGAACCAAAACTTATCATGAACTAATCCACAAGTTAAACATCGTGTCCCAGAATATCTCGAGTCAGTATATCCAATATCAATTAATATTGCACCTTTAATTCTACTTTTGCACTTACATGGCGATTCGCACAGCCCCTTAATTTTAAATTCATCTCCGGCTTTATATTCGCCATCTATATGATCCCTCACAGCCACTATATCCTGTCCTATGTACCAGTTCATATTCACCTCCTATTATAAAGATCAATTTCCTCTTCCATTTCCCTTTCAATTTCCCTGACAATGTAATCCGAATGCTCCTGTTCTAATTCTTCAAGCGAATGATATACCTGCTTACCCCTTGTGATTTTTACAATGTCAAGGGATTCCATGCGGTATCCGTCATAATTAGGGGATAGCTCAACAATTACATCAACAGGGGATGCGTCTTCGTTGTAATCGGTTACGGTTATTTTCATGCGATGTATTGTTGAAAGTAGTTTAATTTTTTGTTTTTGCTCGGTGTAAATGCTCGGCTCAGGATAACCATTGACCCTATAATGCTGCCGTATTCTTTCGATCAGGGCAATATTAACACCGCCTCTGATTGTTTCCGACCTGATAATATTCACAGGGGTGCGGTTGGTTATTTGGTTGTTGTATTGTTCGATCATGCTTCCGCGGATTAAAATGGTAAGTCGCTATCATTATCATTATTCACAACAATAGGAGCAGGTTTAATTTTCCAAGTTTCAATAAAATATAGGTCATCAATGTGTTTTTGTACTCCTTTTGCAGCGTACTTTCGTTTCCAGAAAATTATATTATTTAATAATGAAACATTGTATTTTATCCCATTAAAGTAAACTTGGCAAAACGAAGGTTCAGGATTTATCCTAACATCAATTTTGGTATAATAGCCGCTATAATGCTTCTTCTCAATATTAAGATCAAAATCGGTCGTATCACTTCTTTTGTCATAACTCTTAAGAGTTTCAACCTCATCAAAACTTTCATCAACAGTTATATCAAGGTCTGATTTATTTAGTTCTCTTGGTAATTTAACTCCGAGTAGCATTAATCCAATACTTCCACCTACATGAGATAGCGGGTATTTATCCTGAAACTCTTTTAAAGTTTCTAATTTTAGTGCCATTAATTTTGGCAATACACTAATAGTAGTAACGGGTTGTTGAGTTACTGACTTACTTAAATCTCTTCTTCTGGTTTCCGAGATGCACAAAGAACAAGGATATTCTTCGTGAACATTTGGGTGAACCTCGCAATAACCCCTCCTTAAATTGTTTCCATAAATATCAAACGCCATATTTCAACCTCCCTTCCAATTCCTTTTGTAACTTTTCTTTTTGGCTGACATACTGAATAAGGTCGTGCTGATTACCAAGTAAAATGCAACGTGATATACACACGTTCACATAGTTCATTTCTTTGAGAATTGCGGTGCGGGGTTTCATGGGTTCAGTAGTTCAGGGTTTTCAAATACGTTTCCGACAACTTGGCACTGCCACAATAATTCTTCTAACCTGCTCAACCTGCCCCATTTCAATGTGCCTACATCATGCCTTTTTAAAACATAATCACAGCCTTCATGCTTAACTTCGTAGGCTGCAAGCTTACCGTCTTTCCCTTGCATAAATCCGTAGGTTTCATTACCAATATTTATAAAATCCCCCTCGTAAATCTCTTTCCCGTTTTTGTCGAGCAGTCCTGTAAATTGACCGACCGATTGAGGTACTACCGATACTATTGCCTCGCCTTCCTCCTCTGCAACATCAGTCCAACAGCTACCGTCATATTTACCCGTTATTATTTCAAACACAGGACTTCCCTTTTCATTTCCTGAAAGTTCTGAATAAGTCCAAAGGTTATTTACCAAAGAACCGTACACCCAACCTATTCCAGTTGCGTAGCCCCTAAATTTTATTTCTCTGTTCATCTTATTATATCAATTACAGTTTGATTACTTACACCTAACACACTTGCGATTTTTTCAAGTTCATCCACCCGAAACTTAACAGGCTTTTTCAAATTGCAATAAAACCGATTTCGTGGTATGCCTGTCACAGTGATAATGTGTTCTTTTTTTAATCCTTTTGCGATTATTAATTCTGATAGTGTCATAAATTATTTTGAGTTAGATAAAATGTAGCTAATTGCCTAATAGCATCAGAGCCATAAGCATTTTTAGTAAGATTAATAAACTGCGCAACAGTCATTTGTCCGTTCAGATCAATGCCATTTTCTTGCACGAAATTATCTTTACCAAATGAACAACTTCCTGTTAATGTGGTATGCCATTTATAAAATTCAGAGGCAGGATATTTATCAGCCCCATTAAACTGTGCAACAAAATCAGTTATTCGATCTTCAAGAGGTCGATTTTCATTATACTTCTCCTGAGCATCCGATATTGCTTTTTCAATTGTCGAGCCATGAGCAAAGAAATTACCAACTTTAGCAACGTAGCAATCTTGTAATGTCAGATCATTTTTAATAATCGTTCCTTTTGCAGCTTGACCTTTTGCAGAATAAATAATTGTAGGCGTATTGTCAATTTGATGAACGATGTGGGTATTGAATTTCTTTAAGCCATAGCCATAGCCATAGCCATAGCCATAGCCATAGCCAGAGCCATCGCCAGAGCCATCGCCATAGCCATCGCCAGAGCCATCGCCAGAGCCATAGCCATCGCCATCGCCAGAGCCATCGCCAGAGCCATAGCCAGAGCCATCGCCAGAGCCATCGCCATCGCCATCGCCAGAGCCATCGCCAGAGCCATAGCCATCGCCATCGCCAGAGCCATCGCCAGAGCCAGAGCCATAATTTACCTTTAAAAACTCTGTTATTGCTTCCATTCTTTTTGATTTAAAAGATTTTCGGTTGCATTTTCGGTGCATTCAATAATTTGAATCGGGTCAGCGATTTCCATTTTTGGAACAGTTACAGTTAATCTGCTTCCATTACCTACGCCCGATTGACTAATTTGTTCAACCGCAGCAGCACCTTCCCAATAGTGGATTTTTCGTACATTTGCCATTGCAATAAATTTTTCTGTCTTAGATTCAATTTGACCAAAGAACACTCCGGCTCTATCGGCTCTCACGATGTAGTACTTTTCGTTTTTCATTTTAGTAGTTTTTAAATTTTCCACAAACATAAGTACAAAAACGTACCAAATTACATAACCCCGTAAATTATTTTCTAACTGTTTGATATTGTAGGTAATAAAATTTATTTTCACTATTTTGTCGGAAGGTACGAAATTGTACCTATATTTGCGGGGAGAAAAAATAGAGATTATGGAACAAGGCAAATGTTATATGTGTGGCGATAGCTTAATTTTAAGTGGCGCATTTGGAATGTGTGTGAGTTGCAGTGCTGAGTGTGCTGAAAAAGACCAAGTAAATTATATTGTAAAATTTGGCAATAATTCAGAGTTATTTGAAACCGAATCAGAAGCGCAAGAGTTCTTAAATCAATTACATAATGCAAAAATTGAAAAACTATTCTAAACCCATAACCCCATGACCCAACCATTCTGCTGCGACATAACAAGCGGCACGAAACAAGAAAGAAAAGAGTTTATGGAGTTGCACAATATAATAAAGATGAGGTGCAATGGTAAGCCCTATTTTTATACTTTAAGATATTATGGAATCGCCTCTTTGCCATTAGCTGAAGAAACTAAAAAAGAAGCGTTAGCTATGTTCACCCGCATCCTACCCCTATCCGAAGGCATTGCGATTTTAAAGGAATTGGTCGGGGAGGAGGAGAAGCCCACCGAAAAAACACTAACTATTTCCGATGTTATGGCTTTGTTGCCCTCCTCTGAAATTATAGAATCAAACGGCATTGAAGGCGGATTAAGAGATGGAGAATTGCAAATGTTTTGGGAAGGTGCTGAATGGCTTAAAAAATATATCGAGAATAAATTAACACCCAAACCAACCGAATAACTAAAAATTGAAAAGATGGAAAACAACCGCTTATTAAGAAGTATTGATACTTTAAAAAAAGATTTTGAAGTTATTATCGACCAACTTATTTCAGAGATTGAAGAACTTGAATCAGATAAGGTTAGAATGCAATCTGAAATTGATGAATTAAAAGAAAAAATTGAGGATTGGGCAAAATAACTTGGAGGCTAACTACCTCCCAACCTCAACCCATCCATCAAAATACCGAATCTTAACTTTAACGCCTTCCTCGAATGTATCGTAAAATCCTGACTGCAAAAAGTTGTCAAGATGTACAGTGCCATTTTCGGTTCTAATACGAAGCGAACGGAAGCCATCTGCTACGTTAAAAGTGCTTCGATCAACTCCGATAGCTTTACCCATGAATCGAATGCGAACCGTGTCAGGATAATACAGGAATCGGTAATCGTATAACTTGCCTTTTGGATAACTTGCTATTTTCTTTTCACCCGACCATACTTCAATATCACACATTGCAATTACCCGAAATGATGTGTAATTGCCACTACCAAGAGCGACAACGGTCATCGTGTCAGATAGTCCGCCTACATGAGCCGAATAAACCCGCACCATTGGATAGGCAAAAGTAGTGGTTGTTTGCTTGGATTTTACACCATTATTCCATTCGCCTGCCCTCTCAATTCTGAGTGTCATTTTTTCACCTGTCTGATAAACCGACTTGCCTGTAATGTTTGGTGCTGCAATCATTCCCTTGCCGTTCATTCTGTTTGTACCGATGGGTATCGTATCACGCCCAATTTTACCGATCCACCCACCCGCAAAATCATTACTATCAATTACGTTCTGACCTGAAAATGGAACACCAATATCAAAGGGCATATAAGTATCGTAAAACTTGCAATGTTTAACTGTAAGACCTATTCCTACCGAATCCCCAATATAACGGTGCTGATGGATTGGAATGTAAAAGCAGTTACGAAATTCTGAGTTGGTAATAAAGGTTCGGTTTGCCTCTGAACCCGCATCAAAAGCATGACGCAAATAGTTGAATTTACAGGAGTCGATTACAACCACCCCGTATTGATTCCAAACACCATATCCTGAGCCGTCACGAGGTATTGAATCGAAGCTGCAAGATATGATGAAAGAAGTATCATTATTCGACCACCGATCCCCAAAAATACGAATAGCCCATTTGTCGCAATGCTTAAACTTCATGTTCTTAATACTGCCTTTTGTCATTACCTGAATAGCCCCGAAATAACCTGTTTTTATAGCGTAGTTACGACCCGATGCGCCTATTATTTGCCCTGAGTGAATTGTACCGCCGTCAAGTAAAAAGAGGTACTGATTATCATTGAAAGCCGTCTGTAACATCGAATCGGCTTTGATAGTTGCGCCGTTCAGATTAAATTCTCCTGTTACCGGAATGTTTTTATAGTCCGTGAAATTGTAAACCACTCCTGAATCAAGTGTTACGGTTTTGCCTTCCCTGAGTGCTTCTATAATGGATGGAACTGGGTCGTAGGTGACTGCCTTATAAGTTACAACCGATAAGCCGATAATAAAGGATGCTGCGAGTAGTTTAAGTTTCATGATTATTTTTTTACAAAGGTATTGCTTTTCGTGAAAGTTTTATTATATTTGCCCCTGCAATCTGGAAGATGCAAACACATATTGGAACGTCAGGAGCAATCCTACATTCATAAATGAGTCCCCCTTGTCTTCCAGCTTGGGGGATTCGTTGTTTATACTAATATGAGATGGCTACAGTAATTTATGAAGTACCTAACTCTGTGAAAGAGATGTTTGAGCAAGGTGAAAATAGTTACCGAATTATCGACTATTCAATACAGGAGATGGATAATATTCAAAGTATGCAATATTTCCTTGACTGCATAGGGGCTACGTCTGATAATGTTGAATCAGATGAAGGCACTCAAACTATAATTATTCATCCAGAATTTGACCACAAACTTGTAATTGATAGTGGCGGATTAGGGGATTTTTATTCACACGGATTCGATGTAACAATTTATAATAACTAACCGCACCCCCATCGTTCTGGCTTTGGGGGTTTAAAATAAAAACTAAAATTATGAAAACAGGAATCGAATTAATTGCCGAAGAAAGAACAAAAGGTTATAATAATTTAAAAGAAGAAGTATTTGCTTCTGATTTTAATACATTAAATAAAGCTGTTCAATATGCTTACACTAACAAAAGTGAAATGAGAAAAGAACTTTTGATTAAATCAGGTGCTTTAATTGCTGCTGAAATTGATAGGTTAAGCGCAACCGAGGAATAACAATTATCATTAGATGGAAGAGCTAATAAGTAGAATAATTTCCCGATATAAAGATGCAACTGGCAAAATAGGAAACATGACTAAACGTGAAATGAAACTTATAGAAATTAGTTTGGCAGAATCTAAACAACCATATGAAAATAAAAAAGACTTAGAAGTAAAACGCTGCCCTAAATGCAATAGCGAAAGTGTTATACTGTTTGATAGCGATAACGACATTTGTAATGAATGCGGTAATTTATGCTAAAACCACACCAAAATGAAAGAGAAAGAAGAAATTTCAATCGAAGCAGAAACCCCGCAATTTGGCAATACAGTGTTAGCACCAGTGCCGGTGAGAATACAAAGAAGCCGTCAACACAAGCAAGTTTCACCCAATGGATTACCGATTGTGTATGTAGGTCGTGGCACTCGCTGGGGGAACCCTTTCAGGCTTGTAAAATATTCAGATGGCAAATGGGCTATTAAAACAGATGGAAGCGATAGGTGTAACGAGTTGCTTATTAAGCATTGCCATGCTGTTTATGATACAAGGGATGCAGCCGCCATTGATGCAATTAAATGTTACAATTTTTGGTTATTGCCATACACACATAAAGAAGGTTCAATGATGGAATTTTATCAGTCAATAGCACAAATAGACGATGCTATTATAAGCCTGAAAGGTAAGAACCTTAGTTGTTGGTGTCGGCTTGATGAAAAGTGTCATACTGATGTACTGCTTGAAATAGCGAACTGGTAGGCATTACCGCTAACGGTTTGCGTATATGAGAAGTGGCACTTGTAGAATGTTGAAATTTAGCACGAATGTTTTTGTGCCATTTCTTATATACGCTGTTAGCAGTAGTACGGTAATTAACCACAGATGCTCATTCGGAGAACTGAACCTTTTTCTTTTCTTTTTTGTGCGGTGGGAAATAAAATAAATAGAGATATGATTATACACGGATATTCAGAAGAAGAATTAAAGAAACTTCCAGATAATAGTGTGGATTTGATTATTACATCACCACCTTATGCTGATAGGAGAAAAAATACCTATGGTGGTATTTCAGAAGATAAATATATTGAATGGTTTAAGCCTATTGCCATTGAAGTAAAAAGAGTTTTAAAACCAACTGGTAGTTTTTTTCTGAACATTAAACCACATACCAATAAAGGAGAAAGAAGTTTGTATGTTTTTGACTTGGTGTTAATGCTCAAAAGAGAACTTGGTTTTTTATTTGTAGAAGAATATTGTTGGACTAAAAACGCCTTCCCAACTGGAACGCACGGAAGATTTAAGAATGGATTTGAACCTGTATATCATTTTACGAAAGGTGAAGTTAAAAACATAACTTTTAATGCACTTGCTTGTGGAACACCTGTAAGTGAAGAAACGAAATCAAGAGCATTCAGAAAAAACTGTAAAACACCAACAAACGGAAGTGGAATGGTTGTAGATAGAGATAATTTTAAGAATTTGGAATTAGCAAGACCATCAAATGTAATAAACGCTAACAATGTAACCAACCAATTTACTTCAAAGATGGAACATAGCGCAGTATTTCCAGAAAAACTTACTGAGTTCTTTGTGAAATCATTTAGTAATGAAGGTGATACTGTTTTGGATTTATTCGCTGGTAGTGGAACAGTTGGTGTTGTATGTGAAGAATTAAATAGAAAATACATTCTTATTGATAAAGAAGAAACTAATATTCAACTAATCAAAAAGAGGGTAGAAGAAAAAAGAAAAGAAAAAGATTTAACGCAGAAAACTCTATTCGGAGATGGAATGTAGTATTACCGCTAACTCGCTTATTTGCGCTACTTTATAGCGGGTTACTGCAAATATTTAGTTTAACCCGCTATGATTAACAATAGTTCAGATATAAATTGATTAATAACCATGCCAATCAATCCAAAAGTTAAACACCGATGCAATTAAAAACGCTCAGTTAGTTTGCCCAGAATGCTTACAACCTACAACCGAAGAAGAACTTGCTACCTTTGGTGGAATATGTGAAGATTGTGCCTTTATAGAGGAGGATTAACTACCCCTTCACCACGTTCAGATAAACCTTCTCAGTTTTGAGGGTCTTTTCTAACCACTCAAAGAAGCGACTGTAAGCAATTCTCGATTGAAGTACCGTATTAGTTGAACGGGACAATCCAACGAGCGGACAGCCTTCGGTATCATCTTCGGTGTTACCTGAATGAATCCTGATCCCTGAGAATCCCGGAACATCAAACACAATCGGCATTAACTTTTTAAAACGATTTGAGTAACTGATGCCGACCTCATACCTTCCGTATGGAATTGCAGTTTTACCGGGAACTTTGATAGCTTTAATTCCTGCCAGTGGCATATCCTGTTTAAGATTTCTATCGGTGTCTTCCAACGAAAAAATCGAAGTTCTATCATATTCAAAAATACCGAATGACCTTTCAGTTTGGCGATCGTTCCGAACTATATTTATTTCTTTCATAAAACAAGGGGAGGCAATTCCTCCCCCGATTGATTAGTTATAATGCAATTCCACCACGAATTACTTTGTTTGTAAGTAAAGCCCATTCCACGACATCAGCGATAAATTGTTCTGCCTCTTCTTTTTCTACAACGTCAAGAGTTAAGACATGGTCACGAATATCATCACGACCTTCAGGTGTAACGGTATCAATTTCTTCCTTTATTAGCTTTGCGCTATTAATTACCGATGGCAATTCAGCCAATTCGTCAATAAAGCCAAACCCATCCATTGCTTGGATTCCGTCTTTTGCAGCCTCTACATACTGCTTTTTAAATCTTGCAACAAGCGTTAACGCTTTCTTTGTGTTTTCCATGATTTTGATTGTTTTAGTTGATTATAATTTGTGATAATAGTTCTCCTGTTTTAATACGGTCAATCCATGCAGCCCATTTAGCTTTATTCTCCGCTTTTTTGAACGGGAATGACATCCTAAGGGTTAGTAGCATGGCAAGTATTTTTAACGCAATACCGATGATCTGCTTGGTGTCCTCTTTCTTTGAATGGTCAAGGGTTGCAACCTCATCGAGTTCTTTATTGATTTTCGCTAACATTGTCTTCAGTATATAAATTAGTGATTGTTTTACCTATTAAACCAAGAATAGAAACTCCTACCATGACCCAAACTTTTACACCCTCTGTCATGGGTAAACTTGCTAATATCGGTTGAAGTCCTACGCTAAACCCAAGTATCGTATCCCCGATCTTGCGAAACTTCTTTGGCGTTGGGCAGTAGTACTTTTCTTTGAGTGTTGCCATTGGCTTATTTTTTTAGTTGTTACCGTTGCTTACCTCGATTTAGTTCAGCCTTAACCTCAAAGTAGTTTTCACGCAGGATCGCATAGTCAGAAACCAGTTTTTCAATTTCCTTATCCTTACGCTCCGACTCTCTTTTGAGTTCAATTATCTGAGTTTCATGAACCTTTACAAGCCAATACATATCATCAACCTTATCATAAACTTTTGCACCGAGCCAAGTAGCAAGGGAAAGTCCCAATACGGTAAGTCCACGCATTATCCATGCAAGGTTATTCTCTTGCTCTTTCGACATACGCCAAGCCATCTAACGGGGGGTGGGAGTTAAGGGGTTAGTGTATGATAATTAACGGGGTATATCGGTGTAGGTGTAACGGTTGTAACCGCATCCACTTCCACCGCATAATTGTGGGGCTGTACCTTCCCACATAGAGGCGTTTATTCCTCTGAATGCTTCATTGTATTTAAAGTTTAAAGTAATATTTGAAGTATTGAAATATTTACCGCCTTTTGCAACCCACCACGGAACGTTGGAAATGTCAACAAATCCAAGTCCTGATGTGCTATTTGCTTTTAGAAACATCGAAGCGTGTTGCCCAAATGCCTTATTAATAGTTACTGTACCACCTGCAAAGGATTCAATATTGATAAATGCAACAGTTGAGCCGTTTACACATTCAAAATGCACGTTTTCAATGGTGAAGTCTTTTACTACATTGGAATTGCGACCATTAAAATCTATTCCTTTTGAAACGACAAAACCCTCGATAATACAGTCCCGAACCACGCAGCCAGAAGCAGCGTAAATTCCGTAAGCTACCTGACCATTAGAAGGCATATAAGCACGACAATCGGTAAAGGTAGTGTGATTAGACTGACTATTTGCGTTATCCGCTCCCGTCCAATTTCCCATGTCTGCAATAAATCCGTTCACGCAATTAACCGCCTCGCAGTTTTCAATCAGGGTGCGTAGTGCAAAACGAAGGTGAATAGCTTCTAAGAACCCATCGAACTTTAAATCTCGGTAGGCACTCATGTAGGATGGACCTAAATCTAATGCAACCTGACTTTGATTTCCAACAAATTCAATTCCCTCGATAACAAAACGAGCAACAATATATTCGTTAGCATCAGAATTGTTAGTAGGGGTTGTGCGCTTTAACCCTCCGTACCATTTAGAACCGTAACCTATAACAGTAAGCCTGTAGGCATTTTTAGGTACTGATATAATTCCTGTGTTTATATTGCCAACTAAGTAGATCGGTTTATTGTTACTCACATTGGCGGCAATGGCAGCATTCATAGCAGCAGCATCGTTACCCGTTCCAATTACAATGTTATAAGGGAAAGAACCACCTGTGGAGGGAGGGCATGAAGGGCAAACGCCGTCCTTACCATCTTTTCCTGGTGCGCCTGGATCACCTTTTGCACCAGGCACACCCAAATACATATTAATAATATTCTGATCGGTTACAAGCGACCATTGCGGTGAATTTTTACTTGTTGCAGTCCATACCTGTTTGTTGGTATAATCGACCGCATAAGCCCCAACAGTAAGTGCGGTAAATGTCGGTTTGCCTACCACGTTAAAATATTCATCCCTTGTGTTTTTCTGTCCCATTGCAGCAAAATAAGCTACAAACAGAATCGTAAAAATTGTGATTGTTTTTTTCATATACAAGTTGTTAAGGTTTCGTCTCCTGTGTTCATTGCGCTATCTATCCATCGGATTCCTGTAATAAGTCCGTTTGTATTTCTAAAAGTTATAGTAACGTCATTTCCTGCAATATTTATTTCGACTTCTGTAAGCGATCCAAATCCATTTGCTCTCATTGCGCTTTGAATTTCTGTTGCGCACAAAGGATTTGTAATAGTAAGCGCACTTGCAGTAATTATGTAGCTTCCAATCATCAAATACTCAATAATAGTATCGCTCGGGTCAATTACTGTGAATGTAGCTGACAGGCATGGTATTTTTGCAATTAATGTAATCCAATCCAAAACAACAGGATCAGAAACAGCATCCACAACAGTAATAGTAGGTGCGTTTACACCACTAAATGCAACATAAAGTGAATCGCCAACCTCATCAACAGATGCGTCAAACAAGAAATTTGGCAAAGTTGGAAGCACATTGTCTCTAAAGTCAAGCAAGTCTGTTCCATTAAAAGTCCATCCGCCAAATTGACCCATAAAAGGGTCGTCAAGTATAAAGTAAGTAATAGGTGCGCTTGAATTATCAGGCGCAGGATTATAATACTGGCAGCCTGTAACCGTATCAGTAATAACAACTCTATAAATATAACTTGTTTCGGTGGTGTCAAATACAACTTGCTCCGCATCAAGAAGCTGTTGATTAGTCAGTGCCCCAACTTCAGTCCATGTCAGACCGCCATCGGTTGATATTTGAACCGATCCTGTACATGGATTGGTAAACCAATCTTCAATAGTTGTTGATAAGGTAAAACTTGTGCCAATATCTTGTCCGATTAAATCAACTATTATTAATGGCTGCCATGAATCATTATGCCAAACCGCAGGAGCAGCCGTTGCTGTTCCCAATGAAATAACAAAGTCAGCCAACCCATCAGGACAAGGGATAGTTTCGGTTATTACATCAGACTCCATGTAAACTAAATTCTTGGCATCTACCTGTAAATACCACCCATCATCAGTGAAGTTATCTGAAATACCTATAATATCAATATCAGTTCCGCAAATAGCAGGGCAACACGAGCATAAAACCACCCGAATAAAATCATCTGCCATTCTCTGATCGGTAGGAAAAAATCTTGCCCGTATAACTTTCTGTAACCTATCAGACATAGTCGCTTGTCGCTTCATCACACAGGCTAAAAACTCCTCGAGCATATCTTGAGGAAACCGAAACCATACCCTAAACCAATTCTCTAACTCCCGTGACATCACAGTTTGTTGACACTCCACAATACGAATTAACTCCAAAGCAAACTCTTTACCATTAAATTGGTTGGCAAAAAATCGTTTAATTATATCGGCTCGTAAATTAGCAGTACAGTTGCATCCCATTTGTTTAAAGTTTAGCAGTATATCTCACTTTTCCGGCAGCAGGTATCGACCCGCCATTGTCAGTCGCCCAATTGGCAGCGTTTAGTATCGTGGCATTTGCCATTTCCACATTGGCTATCGTCCACGCAGGCGAACCAATATTACGGAATTTCCACCCCGTATTTAAGTTAAATGCAGCCCACTCAATAAGTACATTGATTGGATTGGTTGCAGGCTGACCCGCTTCTTCCGCCTCAAATAATACAGGCATTGCAGCCGATGATACTTGGTTGTTAAATGCTCTCCACAATACCTGACCTGAGTTACTACGCACACGAACGCCTGCTCGTGATGCTCCTGCATTTTCAAAGTCAATATTTTCAAGGATCAGCAAATTCTTAACCGTAGTAGCATTGTTGTAATCATAGAATATATGATGTACTGAGCCGTTGGTAGCACCTTCAAACCCTGCATTGTTAATGTAGGTATTTCTGTTTCCGTTCAGATAAATAGCTGCATTTGCTGCCTTTCCTGTTCCGTCATACGCCCTAAAGCCAAGTATCATATTGTTATTGGACTGCGCAATATTAGCACCCGCCCCACTCCATAAACCATCTCTTAATGCAACTCCGTAAAGTCCATGATCGGTACTTTCGCAGTCCTCCATTTTCACCTGTAAGCAAAACTGCAAATCAGCACCAATACCGCACTGCTCAAAATTTAAGTTTCTGAATATCGAGCCTGATGTACCCCCAAGACGAATAGCGCAGTCGGTATCAAGTGCACTATCATTACCATAAAAAGTAATATTCTCAAAGGTATAAGAGTAGTCAAGTTGCAAGCCGTTTGCCTGCGCCTGATTTACAGGGTACTTGTCAAATATTCTAAGTGGTGAACCTGTACGATTGGCAAAAGCACTACCCGCCCCATCAAAAACAAATTTCTTACTTCTTCGGTACTGAGCGATTGCCGTCTGATCGAACGGAGGTATTATAGACTGACTCGGACAATACCCACGACCACCCGGTGTTGTAATTTTAGAGAAACCTAAATCCCTCATATTCAGCATTGCCTCCTGCCACGCAATCCAGTCGATACTCATGGTATTAACGTTGATGGTGTAAGCCGAGTTTACTTTCGGCCACGCTGCTCCTGCCGTACCATTGTTATAGCCAAGCGAAGTGAGTGTGCGTAGCGTTCCGTCACCCAAAGTTTCTCCATTAGCATACAGTTCCGGTAAGAATACGCCATTGCCCACTACGATGATTGAGGCGAGGTCTGACTGCAACACGAGTTGATCTGATGCGCTCGCTCCTGATGGGAACGATGCTAATTGATTTGCGGTAACAAACTGCCTGTTGCCTGTCGGTGCTGTGTGAGCAGTTGTATTGATGGTCGCTGCCCCTGTTTGAACACCCGTATCGGTTGTTATCTGAGAAACACCAACACCTACCTGTGCAATTTTCTTAAATGTACTTGTTCCTGAGTCAAAAACCGCAGCATCTCCATCGTTCCAATTTATGCTCCCCGAACCTAAATCCCTTGCAGTTGGGTTGGCTGAGTCATATACAATGTATATTTCTCCTGCCGTTCCACCTGCGTCTGATATAGTCGGCGTATTGGTTACTGGATTCCATGCAATAACTGGATCAAGCGGAATGGTGAAATCAAGGAAAGCGTTATCAATTTTAATTGCACCATTCAGTGGTACATAGCCATTCGCAATGCCTTTATTTGCAAGATTTTCCTTCAAATCTAAAGCAGCCTGTAACCCCGTTACCGTTGAAATAGCCTGAACGCCTGTATGCGTTGACCGATCCCGAAGTTGCGCTGCGGTAAAACCTTGTACTGCATCAGAGTTCACCACTGAGCCATCATCATTCGGATCGTAAACTGACTTTAACATCAGATCATTAGGATCAATCCCCGCAGGATCAGCAACTACCCAAGTAGTTAAGTCTGCTTCTAAGCGGTATTCTTTGCCTTCTGAAATCACATACACGCACATACCTTGCTCCCTGCGATCTGCTGAAATTGCATCAAGAGTCGTCAAATTAGCAGTAGTCATGTACCCGCCAAGCCCACGATTCGCTTTGTGAGTCGGATAGGTATTACCGGAGGCGTAGGTGTCTATTGGTGCAGAAACGGGGACTGTGCCGGGTTGTGCCATGTCTTTATATTGTTACAGTCATATCAAATCCCCCTCCAAGTTGGTAGTAGGAACGATACACCGTGTAGGTTATATAATTAATTGTCACCTCATACGAAGTGCTCATTGCAATATCAAAATTCGTTGCCGGGTCATACATTCTAACGGGAATACCTAAGGAAGTTGGGTATGCAAAGTAAATGTAATTGGTAGCACCACCGAGCGTATAAGTATATGTTCCTGCGATACTTATCTGAGTAACACTCGTAAGCGCACTAACACCCGCAGCATTCAGCGCACTATCAGTACTAATACCATAGTAAATCACCGCACTTCCCGCCACAGGAGGCAAAGTGCTGCTACCACTATAAGTTGCACCACCGCAAAGTCCGCATTCTCCATCAAGTTCCTGATAAGCGGTTGATATTTGAGTCTCGGTAACGCACTGATTATCTTGTTCTTGTAATACTGGGTCAACACCATCCTCAAGTGCTCCGTCAAATACATCTGTTCCATCTGTACCAAGTCCAAAAAAATTGACATAGCCAATATTCCCAAGACCCGAATCTCTGAAACCTATAATTTCACCCCTGTCAATATCTTCTACATAATTCTCTGAGCCGTCCGCAATGGTATTTTTAAGCGTACCATCCATCTTAATTACGTGCGTAATAGCCGAAGTTCCGGCAAATACCACGTTGTAAACAGTAGAGTAAATCACAGAGCCAATCGAGGCTAAAGAATAAAACGTACTTGTAAGTACCGTTCCATCAAGGTTATACCGCCTAACAATTCCCGGTGTTGAGAATGCCACAAACATACTACCGCTACCTGCATTACAGTAAGAAATCGACACAGGCACTTCACCAACTGTTGGGATTGCCGTTGCTACGTTGGTAGTTGGGTTGATTCTCCATAGCGAGTTTGTTCCGGCTGCCCACACTGTTCCGGTAGAAAGATCAACTTCGAGCTTTGTAACGCCCGTGATGCTACTTATAAGTGTTTGCGCTCCTGTTGGGTCAACTTTAACTACCTTATTATTACCTGAAGGTGCTGCAAAATAGAGGCAGTTATTGAAACTATTATAAACCGCCCAATTAATACCGTTTACGCCTGTAAGAGTAATTATTTGAGAAGTAGCAAAAGTGTTGATAAATTGTTGCAATCTACCAAGTCCTTGAAATGCGCCCACAAAAACAGTGTCATCATCAGGTCTGTGTACAAGTCCCGTTGCCCCTGCATTGAAATCTACACTTACCGTTTGGTCAATAATATGATTATCAATTACTTCGATATAGAATGGATTTACACCACCACTGGCTCTTGAGGCAACCAAAGTCTTGCCATAAAGCGCACTTGACTGGTTATTGATATGAATTGGTTGCCTCCACTCTCTGTTATCGTAATCAATTTGAGCGACACGAACAAAGGTTGGATTAATCTGTATGGTAATCTCAAAGCCATTAGCCTGAGACCCTGCATTAGGAGCAGAAACCGTAATCGTACCGTTACCATTATTTACTGCCTGATAACCAATTGGATTTGCGTTAATTACAGTTACAAAGCCATCAATTACCGC